CATGTACATTTATTAACTAATGATCATTTAAAGATAATAGATTATAAAGTTAATTATTTAAAGACTAGATATAAAATTATTATAACCTATAATATTAATAATTTAAGCTTTAAGATTATTAAAACATTTAATATTAATAATAATAAATTAATTAATATTAAAACTAGTAAACTATTAGAGGCGGCGGTTTAAATGTTAAATAAAATAACTATTAACTATTTAAATAATTTATTTGATATATCAAATAAAAATAATATTATAGAGGATATAGATATATATTTAAATGATAATAATATTAATGATATAAGCGCCGGCGCGGTTTATATTAACATTAATAAATTATTAAATAATTTATAAGGCGGCGGTATATTCAATTATATTAAACTATTATTAACTATAATATTATATTTAATCTATTTTTATTTATTCATTATAACGCCTATATAAAAGCGCGTTATATTCTTATTTTTTTAAAATTTTATAAACTATTTTTATTAACTATTTTTAATACAGGTTATTATATTATATGATCCTGTAAACATTAATTATTATTAATACAGGTATAAAACATTATTAAAACTATTTTTTATTAGAATAATAATATTAATCATATCCTGTAAACATTAATTATATTATAAGCTTATAATATAATAACCTGTACAGGACCATATAATATATAATAAACTATTAATTAAAATAGATAATAAACATATAAACAATATAATAAATAAAGCAATATATTAAATACTTAAATGTATAACATAACATAACAAATAAGTATAAATACATATATATAAAAAGGTTAATAATTATAAAAGTATAACAATAAATATTTATAAGCTAATAGAATATAATACAGGATCATATAATATAAGAGTACAGGACCGCCGCGCCTGTATTAATCAATATATATATGTATATATAAAATTAAAAATAGGTTTAAATGAATACTTATATTTAAATCTTATATATTTATTACATATATAAAGACGGTTTGAAGGTTTGAAGGCAGCAGCGCCGGCCTTTTTAAAAGATTTATATATTAACTTCCGAAAAAATTTTTATATATGTTGTTGATGTATCGAGATTCGGCTCGCATACACATAAATTCTTGTATATACAAAATCGTTATCTTTATATATTATTGCTTGGGAACTGGTACCTTTTAGGTTACATACTGGTTGTATATACATTATCTCTGTTCTCTGGGCTTCTTTTTATTTTGTATATCTAAGATTAAAAATTATTTGTAATAATTATATAATAGTGTATATAATTATGACGAATTTATATAATTATTACAATTATTTTTTTCTTCAAGGCGGATATTTTCTATTTTTGTATTACTATTTTATTATTTAGTATTATTTTATCAATTTTGTAATACTATTCTCTATTTTATTATTACTTTTAATTATTTTGTCTATACACGAATTATCTTCCCATTTTATTACTCCCAGACAATCCATTCACTGGAAATACTGAAAAACTATAAATACTTGTATATACACCTACCGTCTGCTTATATTGATAATAGGTTTGGAGATGACATAACCTGCCAATGAGTATAAACATCTCCAGCAATACCTCCGACTCATTGGCAGACACTGATGAGGTTAATATTATGAATGACGAATTACTAGGCAACCTAACAACACTGATAAAGATACTGTTGATAACCTTCCTGCCAGCAGAGGTGATGGCACAATATGATCCATCACTATTAGCGGCAGCTATTGCTATGGTGATAGGATTCCTCTTCGCACTCATAGACGCGAAATATCCTAACACATTCTCATGGTTAAAGAAAGAACCGGAGAAGAAGCAGGAGCCGCTCATGGAACAAATCCTCAATGACGAGTACGTGTGATAATATGGCGGATTATACTTGCATACATGAGGAGAAGCTACAGGAACATGATACACTGATAGGGAACCTTAACGTTAGGTTAGACTATAAAGAGGATAAGATCAACACTATCATAAAGAATAATGAACGCATGGAATCGAAGATTGATAAACTGACTGAACTAATACACCAGTTAGAATTAGAGTCTGCACAGGACGATTATAACATAGACTCTAGGGTAACCTCATTAGAAGCGACTATCAAGACACTGGAAAGGATAGTGATTATTGCACCGACTATCATAAGCGTTATTATTACAGTATTATCATTCCTCATAATGAATTTTAAGGGGTAGAACATGGAATTAGATAAGAATTTAGTTATGGAGATAGCTAATTATGTTAGTGATGGCTGCGACATGGACCGGGCAGCTATACTCGCTGGCGTCGAACCCGCCCAGTTACATGAATGGCTAGACATGGCAGAGGATAAGCGTTGTGAGGCCATATATGCCATATTAGCGTTTGAACTGAAGAGGGCGGACGCTGAATTCGAGCATAATCATATACAGAATGTTAGCTTAGCTGGTGATGAGGGGGATTGGAAGGCTAGCGCTAACTTGTTACGGAATAAATATCCTAGTCGTTGGAATAGGGATAATGATAAACAGACTGAGACTAATAATGAATTCACTATAAGGATTATTACACCAGAGGATTAATATTTATGGCTACAGCGATAGACTGGGTATTATCACCAGCACAGATTGAACATATACATGATAGGCACCGTTACCTCGTCGTAGAGGGTGCGGCTGGTAGTGGTAAGACCATATTCGCTGCTCATAAGACCTTATTATATGCTTTAGAACATGGTAATGCTCGTATAGGAGTATTCAGGTACACCTTGCCTAGTCTACGTATGACTGCATGGCTAGAGATAAGGAACCTCCTAATCAAGTATGGTATACCATATCATGAGAATAAGAGCGAAGCGACCATAGAATTGGCTAATGGGGCTACTATGTTCTTTAAATCGCTAGACGACCTCCAGAAAATCCGTTCAATGAACTTAGACTACATATACACCGAGCAAATGGAGGAAATCACTGATATAGAGACTTTTATCGAATTAGACGCTCGTCTAAGGAGTGAAGTCATGCAGAAGGATTATGGGCAAATGTTGATGGTGGTTACACCGGATACTCAGGGCCATTGGTTATATGAGAATTTTCATCGTAACCCGTTAAAGAATAGTAAGGTTATACATTTCCATTATAAGAGTAATCCATTCGTTGATGATGAGTATATCGCTAGGGCTGAGGCCTTGAAGGAGATAGATTATGATTCCTACCTTAAACTCACCTTAGGCGAATGGGGCAAGGTCGGGCACCTTGTCTATGAGAACTGGGATATACGTTCCAGCCCGCGCGGTTATGAATATTACACTATCGGCATGGATTATGGGTATAATAACCCATCATGCGTATTATTAATCGGCTGGTATGATGGCGAACCATACGTAGTCGATGAGATATATGAGTCTAACCTCCTGAATAATGAATTGGTGATGAAAACTATTAGTATGTTGAGGAGGCATGGCCTTAACCCGTCCCGTATCAATAAATGCTTCGCTGATGGTGCGGAGCCTGATAGGATAGAAGAGTTTTGTCAGTACGGATTCGACACTGTACCGGGCGTTAAGGACGTTATAGCTAAGACTAATGCGGTCAAGTCTGTTAAGGTACATATTGATGAGAAGTGTAAACATACGATTGATGAGATTAAGAAATATTATTTCCAGAAGGATAAGGACGGTAATATACTAGATAAGCCGGTGAAGTATAACGATCATGCGATGGACGCATTAGGTTATGCGGTTTATGGTAATGTTGGTAAGTTAAGCAGGAATAATGTTGAATTGATTTATGAGAAAGCTTATGCAGTGTGATTATTTATGGGATTATTAGATAGGATAGTGAGATTACCGGATAGATACGATAATGCGGAGCCATACGCTATCGAGGAGGTTGGAGTCTTTGATGATGATTTGACTGATGGTACTGGTGTTGATTTGATTAACGCTACACCATTCAAGGTTAATCGTACCATAATCAATTGTCGTAATGCTGCTAAAGACCCGTTCGTAGCGGGCATATTGATGGATAATATCACTAAGACTAATAACTCCTTCGAGATAGTATGTGATAATCCTAAGGCTAAGGCTCATCTGGAGAAGAGGGCTAAGGATTGGGAATTATCTAAATTCCTTGATGATTGCCTCTATAATGGATTAGTGGACGGTACGGATTTCCTAGAGAAGTATTGGAAGGATAACCAGTTATGGTTTAGATGGTTAGCCTTCGACGCTAAATATTATCGTATGAAGAAACTCTATGATGAGAACGGTGAGCTCATAGGCTATAAGCAATTGACTATGCGTAATGAGAACACTACTAAGGGTTGGCTTAGTAAACATTTTAATGAGCTCGTAGAGAATAAGCAGGAATTAGTGGTTAATTTCCAACCGGAGGAGATTATAGAGATTAAATACATGGAACGTATGGGACAGGGCCATTCCATAGTCATGGATATACTGGATAAGGTACATGATAAGAGGGTCCTGGAGGATCTTATGATTAAAATCCCATATAAGAACAGTAATCTTGTACAATTAACTATGGGTAATGAATTCCAGCCTGGTAAGCGTTTGACTAAGCAGGATAGGCGTGATGTTGAGCATGTGGTTAGCGATTACCATAATAAAGGCGTCATTACGCTCCCGTTCGGTTATGAAATGCGCGTATTGAAGGGCGGAGCATTACCTGATATACCATCATACATTAAACAGATTGAGCGTAACATCTTCATAGGATTAAATACTCCAGAGGCAGTGTTCACTAGTGAATCAAGTAATAGGGCCACTGCGGATATACAATTAGATTCACCATCAACGGGTAGGATACTGTTCCTACAATATAACCAGGAATGGCTTAATGACATAGTCTCTAATCAGATATTCAGGCCTGAACTGGATAGGAACGGTTTTGAAGATGTGGAGGCGTCTATCAAGTTTAATACTAATGAGCCGGAGCCTGATACTGGTTTCGTGCATAAACCAATCAAGAAGGTAGGAGAGCCGGAAGATGTCGAGGAATGATGATTTATTCGGGTACATGCCTGATATGAGCGATAAGGATACGGAGGAGCTTATACTAGCATTATTGACTATCCTTAATGGCTATTATGAGGAGTATTCATCTAAGCCTCCTAGTTATGTGATAGATAATGTGGATAAGGACATGGATAATCTCAGGAATGAATTGAAGGATTATTTTGATGACCGTTTCAATGATTACGTAACTATGAAGGAGGATAACGAATTATTAGCCTTCATGATACCTACTACTCACCGTAGCATACTAGATTATGATATTTCAGTTACGGAACAGGTATTCCAGGATACGTTAGATTCATTATTGACACAATTAAGGCTAGACCTTAAGACTAAGGCGCTCGTATGGATAGATACGGGATTGCCAGTTACTGAATTCAACCTTGACGCTCATTTCAAGAAAGCAACCTTGAAACTAAGGAATGCTGGAACCTATTATGCTCAAACAATCACTGAGAAGATTAAGCGTAACGTATTAAGCTTCGTCTATGAAGAGGCGACTTATGATTGGCTATGTCTAGGACATAATCCTTGCGAATGGTGCATTGAACAGTCTAAAATGCCTCCGAGACCATTAGATGAGATACCGTACGACCATTTGAATGGTTACTGCGGATTAGCATTGCATGAGGGGAAATATACTAAGGATTACCTAGACATTAGAGGATAATTATGATGTGCGAAAAATGCCTGTTCTATGAGGATTGTAAGGAAGAGCGTGAGGAAGAGACGAAGGAAGCATGCAAATATTATATTTATGATGTGATTAAGTATGATTGAATTATTTACTCCAGGCTTAATAGATTATCCGGAGAAGATGATTAATAAGCCGGTGATGTATACTGAGGCTGATCTTGAAAGGATAGCTAATAAGATTAGTCAGGCACAGATTATCGATGGGCATGGTGGAGACATTATAGGCACATTAGATAATATCATATTCAAAGATGGGGCATTATATGCTGATGTTCCAGATGATTTAGAAATAACAGGCAAAGGGTTAAGCCCGGAATTCCATTTCGGATTGATTGACAGGGGCGAATATTATGAGCCTTATGACATTAGAATGGGTAATGTGGCATTAACCAGTAAGCCGAAGAGTCAGATATTTTATAATTCTATCAAAGGAGATGTTGAAATGGATTTGAAGGAGAAGGAAGAATTATTAAATACTATAAAAGATAATCAGAAGAGAATACGTGAACAGGAACAGGAAATCGGTATCCTGAAGAATAAGAATGAAACCTTAAAGAATGACCTTAACAGTAAGAATGACACTGATAAGGAATTGAAGAGTAAATTGAAAGAATTAGAAGATTTGAAAGCTGAAGTGGACGGCCTAAGGGCTAAGGCTGAGGCTTATGATAATATAGAGGTTGAAGAGAAGAATAAGCTCATCGAGGAAATAGCTAATGGTAATGATGAGATAAGGGAGAGACTAAGCAATATGCCATTAGATGATATTAAATTCCTGAATGAGAAGAAATTACTTAATACTGATCCTAAAGGCGTGCCTGCCGGGTCTGCGCCTGGATTACAAAATGGTAGCCAACAAGGTGAAGGCGATAAAAAAGATAAGCCAGCAACCTATGAGGATTACCAGAAATGGAAAAAGGAAAACAATGTGAGATGATAAAATGCAAGAGATAGGAACTTATTTCTTACCAGAGAATATGAAAACCTATGCGGTCAAGGAAGGTAACATGACTGTAACAACCGGTATATCATGTGAAACTGGTAAAAGAACAGCTGTAGCAAATTTTGCTAGTGAAGTTAGACCTGAAACGTTTTTAAAATTCAGCAGCACCGTAGACAGTGTAGATGGTTTATTATGTATGGAAAGGGTAGGGGCAGGAGATAACGCTACTCACTTTACACAATATGAACCTGAATTCCGTACTGGATACTTGCCAACCGCTAGTGCTAATGATGGTAATTATCAACGTAGACATGTGGCCTGCGGTAGATTCGAGGCTAACAAAGAGTACAGATTACCATTAGCAGCTGATAACGCAGCTATTACTGCTGGTAATTACTTAGAGCTTAAGGATTGCTTCGGCTTAGATAAGAAGGCTAGCAGCACCTCTACCTGCATAGCATTAGAGACTGTAGCAGCTAATAGTGGTGGAGAGATCTTTGTACAATTAACTGATGATTATATACCAGTTAAACCCAGCGGCTAGGAATCTTGAAATTACCGTAAATGATGGCACCGACGCTATCAGTGGCGCAACCGTAACTATTGGAACAGATAGTGAGACTACTGGCGATGATGGTAAATGCACATTTGAACTTGATGATGGCACCTATGACATCAGCGTAACCAAAACAGGATATGCTGACGGTTCCTCTAGCGTTACTATCAACGGGTCAGACACTACTAAGACTATCAGCTTAACAATCGTTGATACTATAAGCTTTACAATCAATGATGGTGAGAATCCTATACAAGGCGCAACTGTAGTCATTGGCGAGACCACTAAGACTACTGGCACTAGTGGTGGCTGCACATTCCCGAATATGCCATATGATACATATAGTGCAACAATCAGTGCTACTGGATACACCACTGCGACTGAGAGTATAGAATTCGACGCTGAACATAAATCATTCACTATCTCATTAGAAAGTGCGACTACTGAAGGTGAAGGTAGCGGATAATTAAACTATTATTATAATTTTTTAATTAAGGAAAATAAAAATTTAAGGAGCATAATAACATGGCTGAACAAAGAAAGTATGAGAAAATATTCTCCGATTACTTACGTGGTATGTATGTTGTACAGGCACAGGAGCAAATCATACACCAAAATCCAGTAATCGGTTTATTCCCAAAACAAGAGGTTGAAACGAAACAAATCACTCTTCTCGAAAGTGAAGATTTTGACAAGTATAAAGAAAAAATGCCTAAGGGTAAAGGAATCGCTAAAGGTGCTTCCGCACGTAAATTCAGAGGAACCTTAAAGACTCCTAAGGGCTTCGAGATGTCTACTCATGAAATCGAGTATACTATCGCAAAGTCTGACATGGAAAATCCTTATTACTTCCTAAGCGATGAGGTTTCCGCTATGGCATACATCTTAGGATTAGACATTGTAGAGACTATCTACACCACTGCTAAGAATAATGCTGTAACCGTATCCTCTGGCCTTAACAAGGACTGGGACGGTTCCTCCACCACCTACGATAAGATCTTGAACGATATAGTCATTCTTAAGAAGCAATTACGTAGTCAAGGAATCGCTAAGATAGATAACTTCCTCTATGGTGATGGCGCTATCACAGCATTAGCTGCTAAGTCTCAAGTCGAAGCGAGCAGATATGATTATGACGCTGCTAAGGAAGGATTTTATGTTGATGACGTAATGAGAATCAGTGGTGCTAACCATATGTGGGGAGGACAAGACTTCACAGATGGAGAAGTTATAGGATTCAACTATAATTATCCTGCTATGAAAATCTTCTATAAGAAATCCGCTAACCCACAGGCTGCAACCGCACCTGCTATTCCAGGATTCGAGGAAGTGGCACCAGCTATTAGTATGTTGATGTATGATGATGAGGACACTAACCTTAATGATCCATTAGTTACTATTAAGATGGGTTGTACTGTTGGAGCAGTGCCTATCGCTAAGGGTAACCGTATGATACGTGTAGCAGATATTTTAGGATAAGGGGATTGTTTATATGAATTATGCTATGAAGGATTATTATAATGTGCTTCATTTTCTTAGGGACTTCTTCGTTGATAGGGAATATCCTTTAACGTTCAGTGAAGATGATGACATCAGCAACCTAAACAATGTAGAATTAGTTACTGAATATACATCAACTCATGATAATTCATATAAAATAACCAATATTAGTGAAGGTGATTTAATCACTTTCATTATACCTTACCGTAAATATGACACTACGGATAAGTTTGAGCTTAATATTCTATCAACTACTTCCTTCAAACCATCAGACATTGACATAATATTCAGCGAATCCAAAACCGCTGAGCCATACCTTAAAGTCGTTAAGAATGCTAAAGTCTATAATGAGGATAAGGAGGAGATAACTAACCTGAACGCTGACACTATCTATAATGTCAAGTATACATTAAAGGAGACCGCAACTAAATTAGATAAGAAGAGTAAGCAGATGAGCATGTTACAATCCATCTCATTACGATTCAATGACTCCTTCGACATAGTATACTTGTCAGATATGGTGTTCAGGACAGAGGTTTATCAGCGCACATTAGAGGATATAGATTATCACTTCGAGGACGCTAAGAATCATATAACCTCCCGGTTGAGACTGCCAACTATCCCATCAGAACTGGAGCCTCTAATACCTAAGGCAGCCGCCGCGTATAGCTGGCTGATGTGGTGGGAGAACGAGGGCCGCAGTATGGGAGACGGTACGGAGCTCTCAAGGAATTATTATGACAGGCTGATGTCAGAAGTCAATTTTGCGATAGACCAGTGGCTTAATGATAATAAGGAAGCATTACCGGACGACATTAACACTAAACTAGTAGGATATACGAGGTTGATTAGTCATGAGTATATTACAAGAAATCCTAGAAAGCATATCAGCAGATTTGGCAAGAAGCGCCTATTTTAAAAACAAGGAATTCTATCTAGACTTGTCATTAGTTACTCCTAATACTGAATTGCCTTGCATATGCTTTCAAGAGGCTAGCAGTGAGGCGGAGATGTGGAAGCAATCCATCAACATGGGTTGTATAACATTATCCATACCAATAGAGATCCTGGTATGCACTGACGTACAGACTCCTCCAGAAGTGATTAGTCAATTATGGGATTATCGGGAGGAGATAGTCAAGCACTTAGCCACTGTAATACCATCTAATATCCACCCGAACCTCGAGGATTTAGAGTATAAGGGCGCTGGAGCATTAGAGAAGATAGAGATACGCGCATTGACTGAATATAATGATAATAAGGAAGTAATGATGAACATTATGGCGGTAAGATACTTATTAAGTTATAATTTATAAGGAGATTGTTATTTATGAAATTTAAATATATTGGCAAGCAGCCATTAGGCTGTATAGATTTTGTCATGGCAGGCCTCATCAGACCAGGTGGAACATTGGAACCTGATAAGGTTTATGATGTGCCAGATAACGACAATATGTTTATTAGTATGTGTAAGAATTCTCCATTGTTTGAATTAGCAGAAACGAAAAAGAAAACGAAAGGAGATAAATAAAGATGGCAACATATAATCGTAAACATCATAATTGGCTATTAGCATTAAAGGAACTCGGAGAAGATGGTACTTATCCTGATTATCCGGTTGCTGGTGGTATCCTAGCGAGAGGAAACGATTTTGCGCCTAACACTGAAATAACCACTGAGGACTGGACCGGACACACTGGTGGGGATTCATTAGTTATCCAAAGTGATAGGACAGACGCTAGCTCCTCACCACAATATACTCATAAATTATTGTTAGGGGAATGTATAGAGGAATATTTATTCATGGCATTAGGTAGTCATGACACTGTAACCGCAGCGATTACTAACGCTACTACTGCTAAGAAATGGAAGATCTATAAGGACGGTTCCACTGCTAAGATATTGCCAGTGGCTACACTGATTAACCAGTACAGCGCAACCTTGAAGGACGCAGTAATCTATAATAATGCGGTCATGGATACCTTAGAAATCACTATTGATAATAACGGTTGGTCCGTTACTCCACAATACAAGTCTGATGTGGAAATACCTAACCAACCTAATCAACCTAGAACATTATCATCTAGTATTATCAAATTACCTAAGAATAATACTAAATTATACATTGCACCTACTAACGTAACATTAACCTCTAGTAATAAGGATAATTACGCTTATGACTGTTTAACCAGCAATACCTTAACTATCAGGAATAACCTTGAGGAGAGCGATTGTTTAAACACTGAATTCGGTAAACAAAACGCGGATAAGGGAGACTTCGAGATAGAGGGTACAGCAGAGTTTAACTGGAACCCAGCAAGCGCATTCCTTTATGATGAATGGCTTACAGGCCAACCTCATGGAGTATATGCTACTGAGACACCATTATTCAAGCAAATACTCTTAGAATGTGAGGGAGGATTAATCGAAACTGTAGGCTCTAATCCTGGTACACCAGTTAATGCTAGCATTAGCATATGGTTACCATACGTTGAGATTAGTAATTGTGATTTAGGTAACTTATCAGGCGATGATAAGAGGACCATCACAGCAACCTATAACCTTAGGGCTAATGGAACCGCTAATCCTATAGAGGTTACTATAATCAATGCCTTATCAGCATTACATTATGGTACAGAGTTAGAGATTGATACTGATGATGTGGGTAGTACGACTATTATCGGTGTTGATTTGCCTGATGATTCATAAAACCTTTTATTATTTTTTTTAAATTTTTTTAGGCTAATTAGCATAGTCTGGTAGTGCGATGGTCTTGTAAGCCTCTATAAGTGGAGATAAAGGGTGTCAGAGGCCAGGATAACCATCGGTCATGGGTTCAAATCCCATATTAGCCTTTCAAAGGAGATGTTTAAATGTTTAAAGACGATAAAGTGTTTATTTGCGGAGAATATCGTAAGTATAAGGATATGCCTAAGAAGCAGACTAGGGATTATCAACGCAGGATAGAGGAATTGATGAATTCCTATAATCCTATCGTACGAGAATCCGAGAAGCTATTAGATAAGCAGAAGGAAGTACAGGAGGAGATTGATGACGTGGAGGAATGGATTACTCTATTAAAGTCTGAGGAGACTAAGGACTTAGAGGCTATCAAGGAATCCATGAATCAACGTACTAAATTGCGTAAGAAACTTAGGAAGCTTAATGAGGAGATTATAGCCTTCAATGAGGAACAGGAGGAGAAGATTAACCAGCTAAATGAGGAGGTGCCTAAGCGCATGGCCGAATTAGCTAGTCAAATGATAGACATTACTCCAGAGGAATATTATGAGAAGGCTACTGAGACTGACGAATTATTTATGCGTTATGCTGGAGTCTTTAAACAGATGTATGACGCTAGACAGACCATACCAGAGATGGAGCATAAGTGGAAGCAGATTATAGAAAAGACTATTGATGATAGGTTAGGCACTAATCCCAGTTAATGCTGATGGTGATGACAAGTTACTGTCAGAATTATTAGAGGAGAACCTGTTAGATGAGTATTATATCCTCGTCAAGAGGATTAATGGCTTATCACTGAGCATTGAAGAGTTTATGAATACTCCATGCAGGGTAATATCATACCTGTTAGATAAGGAGTATGAAGTGATAGAGTATGAGAACCGGGAGTATGAGCGGCAAGAATTAGCGGCTAAGACAACCTCTAAGACTGGGACCATGATACCTAATAAGCATAAGAATAGCAAGGAAGCGGAATTAGCTATTGAATCATACGTGATATAAAATGTTAAAGATCAGGTGGCGAGGAAATTATGAGAAGTATTTCAGCAACCTCAGGCCCCATGTTAGGCAGGAATTGAATAATCAATCAGAATGGGTAGCGCATGAGGTCCGTAAGAAGAGCTTACCATATGTTCCTAAAAAGATTGGTAAGTTAAGGGGCAGTTACAGGGCCACTAATACTTATGGGACTAATAAGGTAGTGGTGGAGGTAGAGTATAGGGCTCGTCGTAAGGGAGGATTCGTATACTCCTATATCCAGGAACATAAACAATATAAGCGATACACTACTCCAGGAACCGGTTCCCGTTACTTGCGTAAGGGTATGGCTATGAGCATTACACCAGTTAAGAATCGTTATATACAAACTATGAGAAGGGCAGTACATGGCAGATTATGAAGTTAAGGGTACGTTACAGTTAGATACTAAACAATTCGATACAGCAGTACAGAATGCTGTACGCCGATTAGAGACCTTAGTCGGTAATGTTAATGGCCTTAAGAGCGGGGACACAGTATTAGATGGTTTGAATAAGGATTTGACCGTTACTGATGTTGAGGCTAATAAGGCTGCTAATAGTGTTAAGAATGCTGAGAGACAGATGAAGGGTCTAGCCACTACCACTAATCAGGCTCGGGCCACTAATACTCAATTGACTAGCAGCTTCGGATTAGCTAGCAAATCAGCTAGGAACTTTAACAGCACATTATCCGCTACTAATCGTCTAATGCGTACGCTCAAGACTACTGGGTCTATCATATTCGGTATGTATGCTTACCAATTCGTGGACGCTATCACACAATCAGCGGCTGCCACTGTCAAGGCTAAAAGTGAGATGGAATCATATTTCCGAGCCTTGAAGATGACGACCACTGAGCAGAAAAGCTTTGATAGGACACTAGATAGTATATTGAAGAAATATCCTAAGATGAACAAATACCAGTTAGGAGAGACATTAACCTCCTTAGGTACAGAATTCAACCTTAATGTACAACAAATGGAGAAGATAGGTAATGTAGCGCCTATGATTATCAACGAATATCTTAGGGCTGGTAGGAAAACTGAGGAGGCTATCCTCGCTATCAAGGATATTTCACAGGGCGAATTCCTAAGGTTGAGCAGAGAGACTGGTGTAGGACAGGCTGAGATTAAGGCTGCTGGCTGGTCTGGTGATCTACAGGATATTGAAGGATTATACACTGCATTAGAAAAGGTTGGTAAGGCTCGTCATTGGGACGTCATAGCACAGAAAGCAACCTCATTAAATGATGTAATGCTCATCACAGAGAATAGGTTCGGAGAATTCGCCACTGACCTGGTCGGCAGGATTACTCCTTCCATCGTTGGAAGCTTTAATGCTATGATTGACGCTATGAATTGGCTACAATCCTCATGGAATAGTCTAGGTGCTGGAGGTCAGGCAGTGGCATTAATCGGTGGTGGACTCATTGGCATAACCGCTGCGGTTGATAAGCTTTATGGCGTCATGGCTAACTTCGCCACTGTCAGGGCCGCTAATCTTATGGGCATTAATGCTGAGATAGCGGCTAATGAGGGGTTATCACGTGCATTAGCCGAGACCACTTATGCTGAGGAAATGGAAGCCTTAGCAGTAAAGCATAATATAGAATCACAATTCGCTCAGACAGTGGCTATACAAGAATCAGCATTAGCTAGACAGAATGAGAGTCTAGCAGTGGAACAGGCCATAATGGCTAAGACTAAGCATATCCTGAGCGAGAATGAGGAATTATCCATCTCTGAAGCGGTGGATATGGCTATTGAAAAATTGACTATGGCTAGGGAGAGGGAAACCCAAGCCATGTATCGTCAGGAATTAATCCATCAGGAACTGATTGAGAGGGGCCTTATTGAAGAGGAAGTCATAATTGAAAGCGACGCAGCTATCAGCAGGGACATTTTCATGAGAGAGTTACAAGTCGATAAGATTAGGGCTCAACAATTAGCCTTAGAGGCTGAGGCCTTGACTATGGAAACGGGCATGAGCATAGAAGAGGCTAGGATAGCGCTTATGGAACGTGAGAATATCGCTAACATGAGCGTGGCTAAGACTATAGCCACTAAGATATTTGGCTTAGAGGCTGAGACAGTGGCTAATCAGGGATTAATCGTTGGATTATATGAACGATTAGCAGCTAGCCCATTAATCGTTACAGCATACACTACAGAAGAGGTAGCGGCTATGGGAGCAGCCGGCGCTAGTGCAGCATTATTAGCCTCATTATTACCAATCATAGCAGTGGCAGCTGCGATAGCCATAGCGGTTGCGCCATTAATCATTAACTTCAATAATCTAAGTGCTAGTTTTGATAAGGTTAGTGATTCATTAGCTAATGGGCAGGCTAAGATTGATGAGTTAAAGACTAAGCAGGAAGGATATAAGAAAACCATTGATGAGTTAAGCAGTAAGACTAACCTCTCAGCTAAGGAGACTGATAGGCTTAATGAGGCTAGGGAAGGATTAAAGTATACTACTGACGCCTTGAAGGCCGCTGAGGAAGAGTACGCTTATGCTACTAGGTTACAGACCCGTTACACCACTACCGTTACTAAGGTAGAAGGCCAACGATATGAGAACCTTAAGAAGATTAATGAGGAACTTAATAAGAATAAGGGTACACAGGGCCAGACCTATGTTGATAACACTTATGGTATGGGAACCGCTGCACGTGAGAGCGTGAAAATGCAGGAGATACTAGCATACCAGGAAGATAAGAGGTTGGAACGTAATAAGCAACTTAATAAGGAATTGGATAATGCTAAGAAGTCTCATGAGGATATTGTCAAGTTTAACCAGGATTGGAATGATACTTATACTGATAGGGAAATAGCCATGCAGAAAATGGCTGATCCTAACACTTCAGGATTTGATAAGTTAGGCGCTTACTGGGATAATTTCTGGGCTAGTGCTAAATTGTCCTGGATAGAATTCTGGGCTGACCCATTCAGGGACGTCCCACGTTTACAAGAGGCATGGTCTGGTTTCGAGTCTGATTTTAATGATACATTAACCCAATTAGGCAATGATTGGGATAGTTTCTGGCAGCCATTAAGTGATTCTCTTAATAGTTTCAGTATTGGCGGTGATTGGAACCCATTCAAGGATTGGAACATTGAATCTACTAAGCAATGGGTTAATGATGGTTTCAATTACTCATTAGGTGATGTAACCACTATATTAGCTGAGAAAGGCGTTGAATGGTTTAGCTTAGGCATATTAGATGGTAAGAAAACCGTTGAGGGTATAAAGCAAGGATTAGCTAATCTTAAGAGTATGTTGGAGAAGAAATGGAATGAGGCTAAGTCATCATTGACTAATGCTGGGAACACTTTAAAGACTCAAGCATATAATGCTGGTAAGGGGATTTATGATAAATTCAAGAGCGGAATAGGCAGTATAGCTAAGATTGTGCAGGATAAGATGGACGAGGTTGTACAAAAGATTAGGAACGCTAAAGATGACATAGCCAAAGCCGCCAGCGACGCAGCCTCTGCTGCGGCTAATCCGTTCAGCTGGATACATATACCAGGCTTCGGGGCTAATGGTGCCTATGGTGCTAGGACTGGTGGCAATAGGAATGTTAAGAGAATAAACACTCCAGCATATGGCCCATCTGATAGTTTTGAGGGAGCATTACGTGGGATATTGACTGCTAGGGGCTTCCGTAATCCTGGTAGTTATCAATTCTATCCGAATAGTCAAAAGACTGTAGGGGAGACATGGAATGATGGTGCAGCTAACTGTTTTGATGGCGCTAAGCTCATACTAGGATTAGGTCAGATGTTCGGTTTACGAGGGCATATGGTCTTAGGCTCATATAATGGTATGGGACACGCAGCGGCTATGGTCGGCGGGAAACTCTATGATATGACACAATTCCAGAAGCATGGACGTTTCAGAGGCACACAAGGCGTATACTTCGGCTCACAGAACACTAATAGTTATGGTACTACTAATAATGATAGGAGGCTTATTGTTAATGTGGACTTATCCAATTCCACAATCTATGGCGTTGATGATTTGGATAACCGTATTAAATCAACCTCCGAGAAGGTGTATTATGAATTGAACAGCCCGGATAAGGCTAGGGGTTATTAAGATGGCAGATGATTATGAGACTATATTAACTTTTAGGAAGAGTAAGTATTTCTGGAAATTCCTTAATAGGCAGATGGTTATCACTGATGTTGATACATTGAATGATAGTGATTATGAATTATTATTATTCTCTAGTATGCCTGAGAATTTTCAGAATTGTATAGATGTTGATACTGGCTGCATAGACTTATCAACTACTGGTTTGACACAGATAACTACTGGATTCACTAGGACAACATTCTCAGTGGATATACGTTGGATTGATGAGGGAGAGAATGGTTTCAGCATTTATGTAGCTGAGGACGTTGATATACCAATCAGTGATGATGTAACCTTTTATGTGAAGGGCGTAGCGGTTGTTAAGACTGGCACTGAGACTAGTGATGATAATTATTGCATAGCATTCGCCCGGTTATCTACTCCTATCAAATGCCAGAACACTATCTCACTGATGGAGGGTAGTGAGTTTGTAGGGCATAATAGCTGTAAGGAGGCATAACATGGCTGAGGAGACTTTTGTATTCTATAAGACTAAGTATTTCTGGAAATTCTTCAATAAACAATTTGATATTACTAACCTTAATGACATATTCTCTGAAGTCGGTGAGGGAGATTATACCTTCCTCTTAGCAGAGCAGGTTCCTAGTGATATTTATTCATGTATAGATGAGAATACTGGCTGTATCGATGAGGACGCGGTAGGCTTATCATTACTTGATCTTCAAGATGTTTATACTAATCTGCCTGATGGCGTGGAAATGCCTAATTTCAAGCTGGAGGTTACTCCAATCAATGACTGGGACGGTGGATTCGTTATTGGTTTGAATAGTGGGGAAGTCTCTAGCATACAGGTACAGGTTGGTGATAGCCAGAATATTTATCTGCAAGGCGTATTCCTAGTCAAGAGGGAGACTACGTTAGGCTATGAGAATTTTGTAATGGCATATGCTACTATACCATCACCTATCAGGATACGTAACTTCGTTAATCTCCCATATGATGGAGTATTCGCTGGTGTAGGGTATTGTAATAGGATAGAGGGATAATTAATGACCTTAAAGACATATAAGAATTGTAAGGATTTGTATCAGAAGGACGCAGGAGCTACCTGGCAGAATCTGGAGAAGGCTAGGACTGGTGATGGATACGCTAGTTATGTGTACCTTAAGGGTAGTAAGAGTAAGACTGAGTATAAGCCTAAGGATTTGGTTTATCGTTACGCTACTGATTTCCTTGACCCATCATTATGGACCATCGACGCCTCCACCTTCACTATAATGTTTGGGAAGTATAAGCTCAAGGAGAATAGCATACCGAAGATACGAGTCTATGTTGGTAAGAAGGGCAATAACACGTTCATTAGGGAGGTCTCATCTTATCAGAAGAAGGATAATGTCTTAGAGGCTGATACTTATACTATACAATATAATTTAGGTGCCTTGACTCCTCAACAATGGAATAAGGGCATAATGATAAAGTTAGTCTGGGATAAGACTAGGACTACTAAGGAATCCACTATCAGCGTCAATAGGGCCAGATGTTCAGTGAAATATCATCGTAACACTTCTAGGATAGCCATATACTCCTCCTTATCACCTGATAACATCAATACTAGGGACGGTGCAGTATGGGAATTGACTGTCAAGAATACTGGTGATTGTGATTCCACCTCATTAAGCCTAGACATTCCCGCAGGCTGCAAATTGACTGATTTAGGAGGCAATGGAGTATGGGATAGTGCTGATTATCCTGATGAACTCTTTTTCCCGAACATCTGTAGGAATCAATCATTGACTCACAGGTTTAAACTAGTATTCCCATATGAGGGCATATATGAGCTTAACGCATGTAATACATGGAATGATAACCCGGCTAATCAGTGCGTATTCGAGTTTGCTAATGTATTCCAGTACATACCATCAGATGAGGTAGTGTACATATTCTATCCATCATATGATAATGAGGACGGATACTTTGATATTATAATGCAGGGTGAGGGCAACGGGCACTTATACCATTGTTATAACTTGTCATTGCCTAATAATATAGAAGTGGATATGCCTATCCGTACAGTATTCGAGGATCTTGAGGGTAATGTGAATGTTGAGGAGGTTAATCGTAACAATACTATATCTTATGAGTATGAGGGTAGGACTATAACCATCGATTTGACTGATGGCATGTTATGTGTCAAGACTGATAATCCTAATGTTGATTTCCAGGCACATGTTAGGATACCATTCAAGGCAGTGTCTGAGGGTACTGGCACCATAACCACTCATTCATATTCTAATGATAAGGATTATACGGGAGACCTGGTCGTATTGCCTGCTAGGCCTACCATATTCGTATTTGATTGTGAATATTCTAGAGATAAATCCTATGTGCAGAATAGTGTAAACATTGGTATCCCGGACATTTGGAGCATAAGGTGTAGGAGCAGCAGGCATAACTTGTTCATGGATAAGAAGGGAGACCTTGAGATACCAATAGAGGAGCTTATAGCATTCATCGGCTGCATACCATTATCTAGGGCTCATAAGAGGGACGTTACTAGTGATGTTACTAACTCCTTGATTGATACTAGGTACCTTAACCGTAGATACTTAGGTAAGGAGGGTAATTATCTAGAGAAGATTGGCATGACCTTACGTATGAAATGGCAGGACGTAGCCACTTTGAAGGGATTACTTGAGATGGATAAGCCTATACCTATTGATACTTGTCCGGAATTGCCGGACGGGGACCCGTTGAATCATAGGGGCTGGGCTGAATTGTCTGAGATTAAGAATATCAGGAAGATTAATGACTTGTTATATGAATGTCAGCCTACGGTTGATTATATCACTCATAAGTTATTGACTAAGTTTAGGATTGAGCCTAAGGATAAATTGACTAATAATACTATCAGCTATTTCCTCAGCGAGACCTTGAGCTATAATAGTGATCTGCTTGAAAGGTTTAACCTGAACTATTACCAATTCTTTACTAACCTTGAAGATGATTACGGTAATTATGCGGGTAGTTATGAATTGCCTAGTGGCACTAACTTGACTATTAATAGTAATGATGAATTGAATGATTATGCTACTTATGGTCTGAGGTTCCGTAATGAATTGCCAGCCTTGATGTCTGAGGATTATGATAATAACTGGGAGATGGCATTGAGGATTAGGGATAAGGATACTAGGCTGGTATTATTTGAGCATTTATATAATAATTTCAAGCATTATGATTATAGTAATAATCAGGTGTTGAATGTTGCTGATGTTACCTCTAAGGTTTATGATGGCTCAGCCTATAATGTGCTCAATTATGATAAAATAGCATTAGGCTATGGGGATTTGGCACTGCTTTTAGAGGATAAAAAGACCATCACTCATTTTAATACATTAGACGATACAGTATTCGATGACTTGAACACTAACTTTGAATTATTTTTATTGGATATTGATAATAACGGGCTCGCTAATGAGAAGGTGATTATCAGAGTCAATGATAATAGGGGATACAGCAATACCTTTAACGTGATGACTGACATATTCGGCAGGATAATATTCCCGATGGACTTCGGCAATGGAGACTATGACATACAACTAATATATGAGGGCACTGACAAGTATAGGCCATGCGAGTACACCGTCGGCACAGTGATAGATTATGATGAGGTAGTGTTACACTTCGAGTATAGTGATAATGTCATAATAACCAACACTGGAGAATCATACACATTCACAGTATTAGATGATAATGATGACCCCGTAGAGAATATCATGATACATTATTCCTATAAGGATATAGGCTCAGACGCCTACGGTTATGAGAGGACCGCAACTAGTGATACTAACGGTCTGATAACCATACCAGTGGACTGGACTAATGGTACTAAGATGTTGAAGGTGAACATGAAAGGCTTCGTAGATAATGGTACAATCTATCAGCCTGTAAGCTTCGAGCAGGAAGTGAACATTAACATCATGAAACCTAAGAATCTCATCATAGAGGCTGATGATATTGTGCTCTTACAAGGTGATCCTAAGAAGGATTATTATGTCAAGGTTACTGATGACGCAGGGAACCCATTAAGCAAGGATTTGATTATTGGAATATATAATAAGCAGGAATCCTATGTCTTGCCAGTTACTAGTAATGCTCAGGGCGTGGCTAATGCTCCATTATACCTGGCTGGTGATTCCTGGCTGGTCGATGTACATTATGGTGGTGATGACACCTATAATCCGCAGGTCATTAGTCAGGAGATTAATATAAATAAACATAAGAAATTAGGTTCTCAACTAATTTCTGAGAATCTGGAACTTGAAGAAGGAGGCTCTTCACTCTATACTATAACTCTACTTGATGAGTATAACCAACCGATAGGAAATGTGCCTGTAAGAATCACTATAACTCCTAATGTTGCAGGGGAAGATCCTTATGTGGATATGGTCCTTTATGTAGACGCAAGAGGTGTTTTAAGGATTCCTTATATGACTCATGATGAAACAGTGGTGATAACTACAAGGTTTTATGGTAACCTTTCATATGATGAAGTATTGTTGTCTGATTTAGTAAGTTTTGCGCCAGCACCTCAGAAAGATGTAGCTGATGTTAAAGTGGAAGGTAATAAAATACTGGAAAATTGGGGAGGTGGCTGGGAAGAGCTAGATTATAGGACTGCTTTCCGAATAATAGTTAATCTTCCAGGAGATAATCGTACATCATATGAGGGATTAAATTATTATGAGCATATGGGTATTGGAACATTTAAGGTAACACTTATTTATATGGGAGACTCTACTAACTGGCACTCATGCTGTAGAACATTGACTCTTGAAACCATAGAAGATAAGAGATATGCTAATTTTATAGATATTGGTTGCTTAGGAGCGTCTCATAGCCCGTCCAGTGCAAAAATAGGGGATTTAATCGAATACCGTCATACTTACAATTGTCATATACCTTGTTCAAAAGCGTATCTGGGAGTTAATGTTAATGGAGATACTTCTAATGTAACCACCTTAGCAGGATTCAAAGAACATTGTGATTATGTAGTAATGGTTAAAGCAACACATGGCCGGTATACTCGTTTTTATTCTGATATTGTTGTCAGTATGATTAATGAGGTGCAGGGAAATTATGAGATAGCATTTTTCTTTGAGGAAAACGAATTCATGGAGCCTATGATTTCCCGTATGTCATTCAATGTAACTTCCTCTTCAGCAGAACCTGTTACATTAACCCAAAATGGTTTTGGATATTTAGGACAGACCTATCAGGACATGAATATATTAGCCCATAATTCTAATGCAGGATTACATGAAAAGGTTAATGAATATTATATCATGAAATTAACTAAGATAGACACTCTCGAGGAATACTATTTCTATTCTTACCTCGTGGATAATACTACTATCTCCCATATAGAATACCTATTAGGTTTAGGAGATTGGCAATTACAAATATTCACTAAGGGTACGGATAATTATCAAGGAAGTTATTATGCTACTACAGCCGAGCTCACTGAGGAGACAAGATATGCACATATAGGTGATTTCTTCTATGACACTGATAACTGGAACGAGTACGGAACAGAAGATATTACTATTGATGACTCAACAATCTCCAGCGGAGACTCTGACAATACAATAGCAGTTACTGACGAATACACTGACTCTAACAAGTATGAACTATTATTCAAGGTTGATATAGGGGATAATGACATTGGAGCATTCATGATAGGCTCAGACGCTAACCAATCCGAGACATTAATTGTTAAGAATGGTTATATCACATTAATAAAGAATGATAATATAATAGATGAGAAGATCATAGACTCTAACATAAGCGGGGACTGGAAGATTAGCCGGGACGGTGATAAATGGGATATTTATTATAATAACCAGTTAATCTACTCCACTACTGAATTAACATATAATACATTAGGCATACTCAACGGGCCAATAACACTCTATGGAGTATATGTCTATTATGAGCCAGTGGCAGAGATTACACCGTCCGTCGAGGATTATGACGGTACAATATTCGGTTCTAACATAGACATTAGTCTCAGGAAGAACGTATTAAACCTTATCGATTATGGCATGTTAAGCGAGGGGGACATTGGCGGAGGCAAGGTCATATTAAGTAATATCACATTGCCGAACGCTAATTATGAGCTCGAGACGGACATCATGTATAATAATAGCAGGTTCGAGAGACTAAATGACTTAAAGGGTAAGATACAGTATAGAATCATTGAGGACATACTCACCAGCAATACTGAATTAGACTATTCAAAGTTATTATGCAGCCCCGTACCAATCCCAGACAGCATAACCCGATTCACTAGGTTAAGCGATGAGGGAAGATTATACTTCGTAGAAGAGGGCAAGAAGGGCGCCAAATACCTTTGTAACCCATACCTGCAATACAAGGGCGGAACCGACCTTAAGACCGAGACGGGCATATCATTATTCAATTTAGATGGCGGATACAGCCCAGTATACTTATCCAATGGATTAGTCAGGGCAGAATTCCATAGGTATAGTGGTTATATAGTCATATCCAGGTATGATGAAAAGACACAGGATTGGTTTATCTGCCAAACCTTCCATCTCCATGAGGAGCCTAACCTTGAGATAGTCAATACATACAGTGATGATAAGGCCACTATACGTTTCGGAGATACTAAATGGACCATGTGGAGGGGCCGACCATTCATCAAGGTGGAACATGAATATGATGACCTCCGCATACTCAACCTGGTTAATAGGGTCTATTGTGAGACTATAGACAACGAGTTTAACATGGGATACGTGGAGGAACATGACGCCACCTACAGCATATTCAATCCACGCATGAGCATACAATTATTCAATCAGGAACTCCATATCGGAGAGAATATCAGATTAGACAACTTCGACCTATGCCTAGTGGATACTGTTTATAATGAATACTATGACGCAGCATACACTGCTGACATTACCACTCAGGTGGTCGAGAATGAGAATGCTATCAAGTTACGTATGAATAGTGATAGTAAGATAGCGGTCATATTCCCATCAGACGCATACGTCCGGAAACCAGCGCCAACCTTCTCATTACTAATCGATTACCTAGTGCAACATGACATCACCAGCCTCAAGATCAAGGCTAGGGGTTATGGTGAGAATGGTAAGGTTAAGGAGAATGAGGCACACCAATACGGTTACTGGGAGGACGTGCAGGAAATAACATTAGGAGAAGAGGGGGAGCCTGACACTATCAGGGCAACCTTCAAAGATGTGCCTGATAATGTGAAATACATAGACTTCATGCTCATATTCGCCGGCTCAGGCGGTGATGTGGCATTCAAGGACATAATGTTGTATGAGGGAGACTCTGAAGATGAGGAGACTAACCAACAAGGCTATGACATTGACAGGAGCCTAGCCAATGCCACTAGGGTAGAATTATCCTTTAACGAGACATATTATGCCTGCCTCTATGATGATGATTCCCCGACCGGATTAGCCATTGCAAGGCCTAACAAGCAATCCTTCACATTACGGAACCTTACTAAGAGTAAGGAGACTATCCTCATACCATACATGAAGGATTATTCCGAATATGATGATGTGGAGAAGGTATTCCTAGAATACTTGAACAGTAAGGACCAGGTGGTTAATGTTGAATGGAGGGAATAAATGACTAGAAACCAGCATATAACCCGTAACTTTGACGCTAACAGGACTAATACCATAAGATTAGATGGTGAGGAGTTTAGGTTCGAGATATACAGCTATGATAAGACACAGGATACCATGTATACTGCGCTTAATCCTGCCAACTACTCACATAATGGTGATAAGTGCTGGTTTGATGGCATGACTGGCATTAAATATAATAAGGAATATAAGAAGGGAGCATATCTTAACCTTGAATTCAAGTATGACGCTAAGGCCACATCAGACCATTACAGGATAGAGATATTATACACTAACACCTATAAGACATATGATAATGTCAAACTAGAAGATGACGCATACATCAGCGTAGATGCGGGTAATGATAACATAGACTATAATAAGGTAGTCAGTAATGACATGAACTATAATAGGCACATAATATATTGCAGCCTAAAGGAGGGCACTAATAATATCAAGGTGAAATTATCCCCGACACTAGTATTCTATGGCATAATCATACGCAGGTATTATGTGTATGAATCACATTATCCGCTCCTGGATACGGACCAGTTAGTGCCTATCAGCGCTGAGACATCACATACTGATGAATTCCAGATAAACACTATGACTGCTGAATTCATGTATTCTCATGCCTTAGATGAGGTGTTAATGCCTACTGATCCTAACGCTAACCGTTCAGGATTAGTATTTGATTACCGGGACGAGATTAACTGGTACGTGAAACGTACTGATGGCAAGGAGGAACAGGTATTCGGAGGGTACGTCTCAACAGCTAATGTAGATGATAAACTCACCGTATTAACGTTAGAATGTGCGGATAGGGTCATAGACCTTGACCGCCGATACTGCATGTCAGAAATCCTGATGAATGGTGCAGAGGAGGAGGAAAAGACTAAGTACACATTCGCTAATGATTGTCTAAAACATTATGACTATTACAGCGACGCTATAGAATTCCTATGTAACCATGCAGAGGTTCCAGTAAAGAATAATATCATAATGGGTAAATCCTTAGTGCCTAAGAAGGCTAAGATACTACGTTATTATAAGAAGGGCAAGACTGATAAGCTGGCTAATGATAACATGGATTATACTGTCTATAAGAATAAGATACAATTACGTAATGGTATCAACAGGAATAATCCGCAGAGCATTAACATTTACAAGAGCGATAAGGGAGCATACATCAATAATAAGCCTAACCTCTTCATAACCTATGGCTTAGGAGAGGAGGAGACTGAGGAAGAGGTTGTAGAGACTTATGTCATAACCACTCAGAAGGGCGTATCCAGCAGCGTAACTAAACAGGCTGATAAGAGCGCTAAGGACGTTACTGGTGAGAATGCTATCAAGCCATTATGGAAATGGATAGTTAATAACATCAAGCATAATAGTAAACGTAAAGGGTTCTATCAGACGCCAGCTAAGACATTATCCACTAAAGTGGGTAATTGTTGCTGTAAGGCTGAACTCTTATTAGATATGTGCAATTATAAGAATGTGCCTAACCTCCAATATGTGCATGTTAAACCTGCCGGTGGCGGTACTGGGCATGTATTCTGTAAGATTAATGGCATAATCGTAGACCCATCAACTAGTAAAGGCTGGAAGGATTATTATAAGAAGCAGGGCACATTAGCTAATGCTAAGTATTCAACATATCCTACTAAACCATTCTAAGGTGATAATATGACATTGACATTCCATATAGTAAGTGATGAGATTAATAGCAAATCCGCAGACATTAAGAGAATGAATCAGATAGCAGCAGCATTCCAGGCACTAGGACAGAATACTGTCATTGGGAGCAGGAATCCTAATGCACATACTAATCCTAAGAAACTAGGCTGCACTGGCAAGAATGATGTATTTGTCTGCGTATTCGGCGGGATAGACATTGAAGTATTATCAGACCATACAGGATATAAACAATCAGACTGGTTTAGGAAAACACAATTGAAGAAGGCTAGTCTAATGTATATCTTCGTCAAGCAGCCTGGCGGCGTGGATATTGCAACCGCTAAGAAGGTTGGCCTAGCACATGATGGTAAGGGCAACATACCAGGATTAGTTAGCATAGCTAAACCTGCACAATTCCTTAAGAATCATGGCATAACATGGATACAAGACACTACAACCGCTAACATAGTGAGTAAGATACGTAATAAACAATTCGAGGGCGCTGGATTATCATTAGCTGGTAATAAGGGCTCCACCACTACTGAGACTAAGGAGGAGAAGTATACTGTCAAGCATGGGTATAACACTAGTACACATTTCGAGGGTTACCTGGAGATCAAGTATACGGTTGATGATTCTATCAAACCTAATACTATCTATGTGGACTTCGCCAGTGCCTCAGCGGATAGGGATAAATTCACTAATCCTAGCGGGTTAAGGTGGCAGAATAATAGCAGGTTCCGGAATGAGATACCATTATTGAAGTATATTGCTGAGAAGGAGCGTAATCTCTTATCATATGAGAATGGGCAGGTAACATTGAAGAAGCCGCATAAGTATTATCTTAAGGAGGTTAATATCCTCCGGCACTTTGAGCATATGAAGGACGATAAGACTACTGATGATGTGGACGAGTCTAAATTATATGATATGATAAAGGAGGATAGCACCTATAAGATGGATATTTATAATCTCGGATTAGAGAGCGGAGAGATTGTAACCTCTGAGAACTTAGGCACTGGCGGCAAGACATTATATGACGCCATCAATGACATACTAGGCAAGGCAAATTACACTACTAACATAGTCTATAGTAAGCATAGGAAGGACGACGCCATAAACTTTAGCAAGATACTAGACACTACAGATGTTAAGGCTACCTTCAATGAGGGCTTTGACGGGGACATCATAGGCATTAATAATGTCAAGTATAGCCCGACCAGTGATTTAGTCAATAATAGCGTTACATTATATAAGTCATTGACTAATGAGAATAAGGATACTGTAAAGTATAGGTATGCCCGTAAGAGTCATCTGGAAGATGTCCTAAGGTATGGTGAGCAGACACATATAGAATCCATCAGTGATAATACAGGATTCTCTGAGGCTAGCCAGGAAGCATATGATAACCTTGAGAAATATTATAAGCCAGACACTACCTTCACATGCACCGTCGTAGGATTGCCGGCGGTTAATGTTAATGATTATGTGGCTACTAAAACGGTTAATCCGATACTCACTAACGAGTATAGGGTAGCCTCTAGGACGGTTAAGGCTAAGGTTAATGAGAGGCCAGTCATCAGGGCAGAGTATGGACTAGGTGATGTGGATAATAAATTGAAGGTTAAGAATAACCTTGCTAAGCAACGTAGGGAACTAGTCAAGGCTAAGCTGGACCTGACAGTGCCTGCGAGGTATGTTGATGATATAACTGATGAATTCGTAGAGACTGAACAGAAGGTATGGGTTGAGTAATCATGGATCTTGATAGGAGACAACGGAATGACATCGATATAGTCAGTGAGGACCATCTGACATTAGCACTTGACGCTCTTAATATTGTCAATTCTCCATATGTCATTGATTTGGAGGATTATATAGGTAATAATTGGTTATATATTAGTGAGAAGTATACTAAGTATAATGTTGCTGAGGAGGATATGTTAGGTTTCATGGTGGATAAGTTACCGGACCTGGCACAAAAGAACATTACTGAGATGATACTCGGATTCGATTATACCGCTGAGGATAATATGATTATCAGTAATGTATCATTCTCTCATGATGACATGGCAGAACTGGAATTAGTCAATTATGCAATAAATGGTACGGGACATATAGATATATCATGTGATATTTTCGGATTAGATGAGGAAGTGTTAAATAATATCATAGTCAATCAAGGATTTATCATAGGGATTAACTTTAATGGTGATAAATCTAACGCTTCTTTAAAAATATGGAATGTTAAACTCAGCTTCAAATTCACTAATAAATTATTAGGTGAGAGCAATAGTGTAGTTAATAGGTTAGTGCCGCAGGTGGATTTCTGGCGTGATGGTGATGATCTATACTTACAGATTGGCGATGGCAGCGGCAAGGGACATGTAGATGAACAGTATATCGACACATACACTAAGGAGGAGATAGATAATAAGCTGCTCGCTAAGGTTGATACACAGATAGGCAAGGGATTGTCATCTAATGATTATACCTTGACTGAAAAGACTAAATTAGCCAGTGTAGAGGCTAACGCTAACTATTACACTCACCCATCAACACATAATAGCAGCATAATAATAAACTCTAACGCATTAACTAATATTGACACATCAGCTAATGCTACACAATCAGAGATTAACCAGGCCATAGACGATACTATAGGCAATAAGCAAGATGGCCTAATCAGTGGAGAGAATATCAAGACGATAAACAATAATTCAATACTCGGCTCAGGCAACATTACCATACAAGGCGGGGGAGGAGGCTCAGTCATTGGGACAGGCTCCTTCAGCATAGACAATAACGGTCATCTGATAGTGGAATTGCCTGACGCAGTGGATAATCCATATTATATTAATGCTAATGGGCATTTGATTTATGACACATCTAATACTCATAATGGAGAATGATAATAATGACGGAATATGATTTAGGGAAAGTCGTAGGTGATGACGGGGAGACTGGTAATGGCATAGCCTCCATCACTAAGACAGGAACCTCTGGTAAGGTAGACACTTACACTATCCTCTATACTGACGGGGATTCGGACACCTTCACCGTTACGAACGGTGATGACGCTAGCGTAACGATTGTTACATCATGGGGTAGTACAACCTCTGACAGTAAGGTTCCGAGCGAGAAGTTAAGCAAGACTAGCCTTGATGGGAAACTTGATAATGCTTTATCCTCTACTGCTGTAAGCATAGCCAGTAATGATAATATACTCATCACTGATTATAGCGATAGTAATAAGGTTAAGAGAGTCGCTAATATCCTTGCAGGGCAAGTCAAGGATAGTACAGCACATAGTAATATAGGGTCCAGCGCTAATGATACTCAGGCTAGCATTAATGGCAGCATAGACACTGCATTAAGTAATAAGATTAGCAAAAGCAACACTTCAGGGCTAGTCAAGAATGATGGTTCGATAGACACTAATAGTTATAGCACATTCAGCGGATCATATAATGATTTATCTAATAAACCATCTATCCCGTCTAAAATTTCTGACCTCACTAATGATAGTAATTTCATAGAGACTAGCAGCACCTCCGGGCTAGTTAAGAATGATGGTTCTATCGATACGAATAGTTACTTAACCATTTCCACAGCTAGCAGCACTTATCAACCTCTATTATCTAGCGGGTCTAATATTAAAACTGTTAATAATGAGAGTTTGTTAGGGTCTGGCAATATTACTATTCAGGGAGGGTCTGAGATTGTTACATCTTGGGGCAGTACATTGTCTGATAGTAAGGTTCCATCTGAAAAATTAGCTAAAAATTCTTTAGATGGGAAATTGGATAATGCCTTATCCTCCACTGCTGTTACTATTGCTTCTAATGATAATATTCTAATTACTGATTATAGTGATAGTGATAAGATTAAGAGGGTTAGCAGCATATTAGCTTCTCAGGTTAAGGACGGTACAGCTCACGCTAACATAGGCTCTAGTGCTAATGATACACAGGCTACTATTAACACTGACATTAACACTGCTTTAGGCAATAAGATTAGCAAGAGCAGCACCTCAGGCCTTGTTAAGAATGACGGTTCTATTGACACTTCCACTTATTTAACTTCATCTGCATTAAGCAATTATATCCAAAAATCTAATACTTCAGGACTTGTCAAAAACGATGGATCTATTGATACGAACACTTACTTGACATCTTCAGCAATAACAGGTATGCTTACAACTTCAGATGTTGCAAATGACCTTACCACCACTACAGCTGGGAAAGTTTTAGACGCACGTCAGGGAAAAGCGTTAGCGGACCTTATAGGCGCTGCAATTAGTTATATAAATCAATAGGGAGATGGTAGAAATTACAAATGATACTTCGACTCTTAATGGTGCTTTGAGTGAGTTAGGGGAAACATTAGCAAGTAATATTACTGCAAAGGGAGTTTCTGCAAGTGCAAGTGATGGATTAACCACATTAGCGAATAAGGTGCTACAAATAAGTGGTGGTGGCTCAACTATTATTTATCAACCTACTCTTGATGGAACAGAAAGCATAACCACTATTGCAACATATACTCCAACAATCACCAATAATACACTAACCAATGGTTGTGGATACTTGTCAGATGGTTGGGATAACACTATCGATTGGGAACTCACATTCGATTATTATGTAACTGGTGATAACAATGGGTATCTTGTAATTCCACAAGGAACTTCACAGAGAGATTATAAAGGAATACAACAATGGTATTGTAACCAACTGAACTTCTATGTCAATGGAACAAAGCCAACTGGGTATATTACCAATGCAACATCTTGTAATCAATGGATAAGTGTAAAGATAACAAAGATTGGTTATGTTTGGACTGTCTATTATGATGGTGTTCAAAAGACTCAATGGGATACTGAAAGTTATGCAAGTGTAGTGGATACTTGGGATACAATGTGTATTGGATTGGATAAAAACTCTTCCAGTAGGTATGCGACAATCAAGAACATTGTAGTGAAATCCATAAGTCAAGGAGATGTTTGTCAGACAATGGTTGCAAATGCGATTGAATACATTAATGGAAGTGGTAGTTAATGACTAATGATACATCAACTTTGATGGGTTCGTTGGCAGAGATGAAAGACCAGTTAATAAGTGAATTGGCGAACAAAGGAGTTACTGCTACTTTTTCAAGCACTACTGGACTGCTTGGACTCATTGACAAAATCGGTGATATAGACCAAACCGATGTAAGTGGAGCGATAGCAACTATTGTAGGACACCCAACATTCTTGACAACTTATATGCTTGAAACTGATTTAATGATGTTACCAACTTGGGCAGTAAATATTAAAGATATTAATGGTACTGGGTTGAATAGCAAACCAATAAAACTTTACATTGATGGAACATACAAGACAAGTGCAAATTCAAGCAATGGAAGAGTATGGTTTATGTTAGATAGTTACATATATACAGAGGGAACATACACCTTGAAAGCAGTATTTGAGGGAGATAGCACCTATGCAGAAGCCGAATTAAGTGTAACTGCAACTTTTGAAGAAGGAGATACACCATTAATAATAGAGTAGGAGATGATTATTATTACAAACGATTTAACAACATTGAATGGTGCATTGCAAGAAACAATAGACCAACTGGAAACCGAATTAGACAACAAAGGAGTAACTGCCACCTATTCTGCACAGACTGGAATATTAGGTTTGGTTTCACAGATAAGCGATATACAAACTAATAAATGTCCGAAGTTAATACAAGGAACATTCACAACTGGCAGTACAGGTGGAAGTACAGGAAGCGTGTCATTGGCTTATAATGGAACCGGCTATCCAATAGCAGCACTCGTCTACATCAATGGGGGAGCTCAAAACACCACATCAGGAGGGAACACCACTTGGGTAAACAGTACAAACCGGTACGACGTAGGCCTCTACGCAATGGTAAAAGCAGAAATAAACACTACACCAACATACGCAACCGATAGCAGCATAAGTGCCAACTGGGCAACACCAATGATAGTATATAAAAACAGTACAAGCGATAGCACCTCATACACCCGTACCTCCAATATGAAAGCGGTAACATATAACAGCTCCAATGCCTCAACAACCTACAACTGCGTAAGGTTTAAAGGTAATGCAAAAACACTAAGCTATTACGTGGGTAACAGGGCCTCAAATGCCATAGGATTAGCGAGGAGTACAGAGTTTGGTTATATAGTGGTATACTCAGAATAGGAGGCAGCAACTATGGTATTATTCAATGTTAAACTAGATAAACAATACCCCGTAGGGAGCATATACTTATCCGTTAATAATACTAATCCTAGTGAATACTTTGGCGGTACATGGGAACGTATAAAGGATAGATTCCTCTTAGCCTCAGGGGACACATACAGTAATGGATCAACAGGAGGGGAGGCGACGGTGAGCCTTAAGAAATCTGAAATGCCCCGCCATACGCATACACAGAATCAGCATAGGCATACTATGCCATACAACTGGTCTACTGGAAGTGGGAGCAATAGTGGATACACATACTCATCAAACAGACAAACCACTACAATATATACAGAATACACTACAGCTACTAATCAGTACACTGGAGGTACAGGCACCGCCCAAAGCGAGAGCGACGGTGCAGCACATAATAACATGCCTCCATACCTAGCAGTGTATGTCTGGGTACGTACAGAATAATAGGAGATGATAAATTGGTTATTAGATTCAGCAAGGCTGAAATGAGTAAGGCTGCGAAGGCCTTAAGGAATGCACATAAGCGTGGAGAATTACCGGCTGCCATTACCATGATGGATATGAACGGTAAGAAGCAGAAGGTTGATAAGAAGCATTATATGGGATTATTCGAGGCACAGAACCTGTTCATAAGGAATAAGGGGCGTTATCCGAATTGGGTTACCTTGAATGGTACCGCTACTAATCCTGTAGTTTTATATAATCAGCCTGATAGCATTACCTGCGGAGTTTACAGCTTCCAGATGTGTACACAGTATTTGTTTGATTGGGTTAAGCCATCAATCATTAAGAAAGCATTCAAGACCGTAGAGAAGGGACAGACTACTCCCGCTAATTTGATAGCAGGCGCTAAGTCATTAGGTTATAAGGTTACTAAGATACCTAGAACCTATGAGGCTGTTAAGAAGTGCCTGGATAATAATATCCCAGTCATAGGGCATATACAGACCGCAGGGTCTACTAAGCCATACTGTTTACAGTATGATTATAATTATGGCCATTATCTGCACATTAATAAGGCTAAGGATAATAAATTCACTGTATTAGACCCGTCCCGTTCTAGCGTTAAGACTTGTAGGGCTAGTGAAATCGTCCAGGCCACTAATGGCAGAGCTATTTATTTCTATAAGGTTGAAGTGTTATAATTGATGTGATAAATAACATTCATTTAAACACTTTTCCTTCTTTTTTTATTAATTTTAAGCGTTCTCGTAATACTTTTTTCTATTTTTTATGGATTATTCCAATCATAAACACATTACCTTTATGGATAGAAAAGTATATAAATGTAAACTTATAAATTATACTATATGTATGATAAAGAAAGTAATATTAAGATAATAGATTATATCCAGGCTGTAAGGGGTTTTAACGCCACTAGCAGACGGAAATACCTCATCGACTTAAACACTTATTCAGAGTTTAATGACATGAGCCTAGAAGAATTGTTGAACGAGGCAGAGGAGGACGAGGATAATAATATCCGTATGAGACGCAGACGCATATCTCAGCGATTATTTGAATTCCAGGATTACCTGGAGAAGAATCCTAGAACCCATGCTGTAACTAAAAAGACTACCTTCCTATCACCTAATACCATTAATGGCATAATGGCTAGCGTGAAGATGTTCTATACAACATATGATATACAATTGCCAATGATAAGGACTAGGAGGGTTAAGAAGGAGAATATTAAGGACGTCCTACTCAAGAAGGAGATTAGGGCCGCCATAGAGGAGGACCATAACAAATCCCATAAGGCCATCATAACCATACTGGCCTCTTCAGGATTAGATGTTGATACATTAGTCAAGATCACTGTAGGGGATTATCTTAAGGCATGTAGGAAATACACTTATTATTCTAGGCCTGAGGAGATGATTAAGGACCTGGCTAATAAGCATGATTGTATCCCGACCTTTGTTATGGAGAGGGGCAAGACACATTATGAGCATGTATTCTTCTTCTCACCGGAGGCATGTGATTTCACTAATAAGTATTTGTTGGAGAGGCTTAAGAAGCAGGGCAGCATTAGTAAGGACGAATTATTGTTCCCATTAGCTAAGACTAGTATTAGCAGGTTCTTTAGCTTATTGAATGATAAATTAGAGATGGGTTGGACTAGTAATGGGACTCGTAGACGGTTCCGTCCTCATGCTATGAGGAGCTTCTTCGCCACTACCTTATCTGGTACGGTGATTGATGGTATGATGGTGGATAGTATGATGATAGAATTCATGTTAGGCCATACTATACCTCCAGTTACTGCTGCATATTATAAGAAGCAGCCTGATAAGATGAAGGAGATTTATGTTAAGCTGATTCCTAAATTAACCTTCATGAATTATACTAAGGTGCAGACTATCCAATCACCAGAATATAAGGAGATGGAGGCTCAGCTTAGGAAATATAAGGAATTGGAGAAGAAGGTTGAGAAGCTGGAGAAGCTTGAATCATTATATGCTAAACTTGAGAGACTATCATTGGATTAGTCTCTATATTTTTTTAGACACTATTTTTATTCGTATGTTATCGAATGTTTAACTTTTGGCATGTGAGGGTTAAACACTGAAAAATGATTCCCATATGATTTTGAAAACTACATTAAACAATGTTCAGTAATTGATAAAAAACTCTGAACATTCTCCTTTTTTTAATAGAATAAATGAATATCGTTAAATTTATATATTAGGGAAAATAAACAAAGTATTACAGAAAAAGTATGAATATAATTATTAGATCATAAAAATAGTTATGCAAAGAATCATTAGTTTCAACGCCCCGACCAAAAGGCTCAGCTAATGACTCATTGCCCATACAAAATTAATAAAAATAGCAACTAATCGACCAGAATAGTATGTTTTTAAATTAATTGTATGTAAAGTATATTTTGTATATACAATATAATATATTTTTCTATTTTTATTCATTATCATATGCTGCCAGGCCCAATAATAAGAGTTCAGTTACAAGGTCTTGTATGCTCTTATCTTCGGTTACAGCCAATAATTTTATTCTATTCTTCAAATCCTTCGGTATACGTGTATTAAATGATATAATCTCACTACTAGTCATTTGATTCACCTTATACAGTATTTATATCAATAATCATATATATTATTATTGTAAGATTGAAAGAAAGAAAACAAAATAGAAAGATTTATATATTTTGTATATACATACTAATAATTGATGATAACAAATTTCATTAAACGACCAATACAATGAAATATAATGTCATCGATACAGACCAGAATAGATGGTAATATGGTAGAGGAAACTATTATAGATGGTAAGATCTGCTACATCTACTCTCCACGTGAGCATGAGATAGCAGAAACCAATAAGGAAATAGTGTCTACTACTAGAGATATTATAAAGATGGAAGGCGGGGATTATAGTGTTCAGGTACACTAGCAAACCAGCAAGACTCCATAGGTACGTATCTCTAATAGATAGAGTCAAGACCGTTGAATTATCAACCTATCTCACAATGATTAATACTCTCATGTTATTAATCCTAATATTCAAGGTGATATTATGAGCATAAAGTTAGCAGCCTTGAATATGATAGAGGCTGAATATAAACAGTTCAAACTATTTAACCAATTACAGCAGGCACAATTCCTATTGACTGTTAATTGGAATAAGATTAATGATGAGAGACTAGAATTAGGCCTGCCAAAGATTACTAATGACGCTACTCGTAAAGCATACCTTAGGGACAAGTTCTATAATGATAATGAAAAAGAGTTAGGGTTAGAATTAAAGTATAATGCGGCACTGAGGGAGTATTATGATGAGTCTAATAGACAATTACAAGACAATGATTAATACTAAGACTAGCCTAGAAATCCTACAGGATAATATCATCAAGGAGATAGAAGAGTTTTTTATAGAGAATGAGTTAAAAGCGGTTACTGTACAATTATATAAAAAGTACATTAGGATAGTTACTAATTATACCATGATGGAATATAAAATCTTAGAGATGATCCATAACAAATATCCTGACTGGAAGGTTAGGGTACAAAATAATAATGGTACAATAGCTATTCTCTTATGTTTACAGCAATAACTGTATTCATTGATTCACCGTAAGGCTGCTGGCGCCATGTGTGGGTTCGATTCCTGCATAGCCTTATTGAACATATTTCCATAATATCAGCATGGTAAAGGTTTTTGTAACTTTTTTCCTTTACCATGCTCCCCGTACATATGAAATAGCAACGTAAGCATGGTAGACCTTCGTAATGGTGCAATTCCATTATATGCTTATTCCACCAATTAGGTGGTAGAGATATACACTACACTTCGGTTTATTTGACCTTTTGTAACGCTGCTGGTGTTATCATGCAGGTTCGATTCCTGCATAGCGTTATTAGGCACATAGAGAATATGGGTCTATAATGAAATGATCTAAAATAACAAGAATTTATAGATTATATAACTAATGAATACTCGTAAGCATGGTAGGCCTTAGTAATGGTGCAATTCCATTATATGCTTATTTGGTGATGACATTTTACCATTAAATCGTAAGTCATGTATGGTTACTATGGCATAGCTTCTAGAACCTCAACAATTCCTCTTTATAATTTCATGTTGCCATATGGGAGTTCGATTCTCCTGATGACTTATTCAATGATAGTTTATATCTTTGAAACTATGCAGTTCCATTCATCATGTGCCGGTGCAAATCCGGCATATGATAATCTGGTACAATAGCGAATATTGTATCATGTAAAATTAGTTAGTTTAGAAAATACTTGAGTTAAAGTTTTTTATACAAGCATATGAAGGTGCAAATCCTTTATGTGCTTATTAACCGCTTTTTTTTAAGTGGTGTTGTAAAGTGTAATATGGTGTGTAAGCATACTGGTGTATAGTGGGAGTTCGATTCTCCCATATGCTTATCCTCCCAGAGAATGGAGAGGAATATAGACATTATTTTTTCTCTGTGAGCATACTAGGGTTTCGTAATGGTGCAAATCCATTATATGCTCATTTAGGTAAGGAGATACCTAAAGTTCTTTCATCAAATACCTATATTTTAAGCTGTAAGCATAATGGTTAATGGTGGGTTCGATTCCCGCCTATGCTTATTCCTCTAGAAAATAGGGGACGACCATTTTCAGAAATCGAATAATTGATTAATTAAAGTAATCAGTAAGATTTAGATTGTAACTATGCAGGTGCCTTAGTAAGAGTTCGAGTCTCTTATATAGTTATTAGGTACATAGAGAATATGTATCTGAGTAATATATGTAGTAAGGTGCAAATCCTTACTATATATTTTTCAACAATATCATTTGTTGAATAGTTTTTCATTCAGAAAGAATCTTCCTTTATAGGCGCCAGTGTTGGCGCCTATGGATATTTTTGAATGTATAAAATTTTATAGGAGAATAATAAAGATGTCAGAAAATATTCATGATGTAACTCCTGGAATAGATGAGAATCTTGACGGGGAGGATAAATTCTATGAAGAGGTATCCTTAACTGACTTAGGCAAACTCTTAGAGAGTAATGCTGAAGGCACTACTAAGCCTATCTTCGAGAGCAATACTCCAGCTACTATAGTTAGTGTAACAGTTAAGAGATCTAAAAAGAAAGAGACTACACGTACAGGCGATAGTTATTATCTGCCATTGATAGTCTCCATAGAGACCAGGACAGATGACGGACAAATATCATATGATAATTATGGTGGATTAAGACAGACCGAAGAAGGCACCTTATGGTGTGGTGAAAAATCACAATTCGGTAAGCTTATACAGCTTATAAAACAAGAGGATAGTAATGTCAGGACCTTCAATGATATATTCAACTTCTTAAACAAGGAAGGTTTAAGGGTTAAGATCAAGACTCAGACCACTACCTTTAATGATACCGAGTATAAGAAAAACTTGATTACACAAATTATATGATAAAGAATAGTAAATTATAAAGAGCGCGTAGTGTAAGGAAGTTAATCCTATACTCTATTACTCTTTTTATTTTTCAAAGTATTTAAATGAGATGATTTTATTGTAAGAATAGATAAGCGGATAACTAAGACAATCTATGATTATACTAAATTATTTCATGAGGAAGAATTAGCAGCGGATAATGATTTAGCATTCATAGAATTAGACTATGAGGGATTAAACGGTTCCTTGATAGACTTATGTAATGTTGAATTATTTAATAATAACTTCAAGCAATTCTTCAGGATAGTGGAGAAGCAGCTAATCAAGGAGTATGGTAAGGATATTATATTGAAGGTTATTGATTATCCTAAGAATATCCCGTTTAATCATATACATAGTAAGCATGTTAATAAGGTGTATGCCACTACTGCTATGATTAAGACCATAACCCAGTTCAGACTGAAACTATCCTTTGTAATGTACCGTTGCAAAGCCTGTGAGAAGGAATTCGGCAGGGAAGTGATGGGAGAATTAATCCCGTATCCTAAAGTCTGCCCCGAATGTGGAGGTAAAAGGTTTGATATAATCTTCGAGGATTCAAAATATGAGGATTATAAATATATCAAATTAGAGGAGCCATTAGAGAACCGGACCAATAAGAAGTTCGTAGAATTCAAGGGCAAGATAGAAGGATACTTAGCTTCACCATTCTATAACTTGAATGCTGGTGATGTGTGTAATCTCATATTCACATTATCGCCAGTAATCGATAAGAAGAATAACACGTTAGATACCATATTAGATATTTGGCATATCAAACCAGTTAATATGACTGATTCAGAGATAGAAATATCAGATGAGGATTTATCGAATATCATAGATTATTCCTTGAAACCTGATTTATTAGACATATTCTCTAGGAATATAGCTACTAATGTGGTGGGTTATGAGAGCATAAAGAAGGGTTTGACGCTACAACTGTTCAGCGGGAATCCATATGCTAATAGGCCACGTGAGAACCTGCACGCCTTAATCATAGGTGATCCTGGTATGGGTAAGTCATTAATGCTGAATAATATCTATGAGATTACTCCTAAGAGCGTTAAGGCTAATGGTGCAGGGACTAGTAAGGCTGGATTGACTGCTAGTGCGGTCAGGAATGAATTAACCGGCACCTTCGAGCTAGAGGCTGGAGCAATAGTCTTAGCCGATAATGGGCAGCTTATACTCGATGAGTTTGATAAGCTGAGTCATCAGGTAATGTTAGCGTTGAATGAGCCGATGGAGGATTTAAGCGTTACCATCAGTAAGGCTAATATCCAACAAACCTTATCAGCTAACACTACTATATTAGCAGGCGCTAATCCTAAAAATTCCAGATTCGATAAGATGAAGGAGATAGGTGAGCAGATAAACATTCCAGCGAGTCTATTATCAAGGTTTGACCTGATATATGCCTTGACTGATGATATTAATTATGATAATGACCTTGCTAAGGCTAAGAAGATATTATCTAACCAGGCAGACACTGGAACCGTAGTGTTGGATCCATTATTCATTAAGAAGTATATCACTTATGCTAAGAATAATGTATTTCCTAAATTATCAAAGGACGCAGAGAATTACATAGCAGAATTCTACGCTAAGACTAGGCAGTTAGCGATTAATGATGACGCTAAGCCATTAACCACTAGGGAATTAGGCGCCATGTACCGCCTAGCGATAGCACATGCTAAGCTACGATTAAGTGATATTGTAGAGCTGCATGACGCTAAGGTGGCTACTGACGTATACACTGAATCCTTAGAGACATTAGGATTAGATTATTCAACCGTCGGCAGCATACAGGCGGTCCTCTCTAATAATGAGAGGAACATACTCTTTTTCATGGAACAGTTAATTAAGTCAGGAGAATATTCCATCAATGAAATCATAGATATGTGTGTGGAAGAATATGACGCTCCATTAGAGAAGGTGGAGAGATTATATAATAAACATATGAAGGATTTGAAATGACTAAGAAAACCGTATCTCTTCGTATAGAAGAGAATATCCTTGATGAATTCACTAAGACAGGGATTAACCGTTCTAAATTCTGTGAGGATTGTATGAGGGCATACATAAGCACTGATGAGAAGGGCTTAGGGCGTAAGATACAATCCATCGATGAGGATATTAGACAATTAGAATACCAGAAATATATCCTCACTAGCAGGTATTCTCAGGATTACGAGCGTAACCAGGAAATACTAGAGAATATCCCAGAGTTATGGAAGGAATTCACTAGTAAGGCTGGAGACTTATTTTTCGGATTATGTGATGTGGAGGAGTTTGATAATCTACGAGGATTATCAGGATTACTGAAACGAGACCTTATAGACCTGGCAGAATATCTGGTCGATAAGGAGGATAGTGAGGATTATAACCTCTTATGCACTGATTTTAAGTATTGCCTTAAACAATTCAATAAGGATAATGATAGGAATATGAGAGGTGATCTATTATGAATCCATCAGACCGTAGGGTTGTCAAGGTATTAATAGTCGCTAAGCTCCTACAACATACTGAGCCTATCAGCATTAGTGAGATATGCGATTACATTAATAGCGGACACTTCTATCTTAGCGAGGAGGTTACTCCACAATATGTTAATGGATTAATCCGACGCACTAAGAACAGTAATTATTTCCGTAACATCATCATATTACGTAGACACTTTAAGGACCGTTACGGAGTGAGGAATGGTTACTTATTACGTAGGGAGGGTATGGTATATGAACCTGCTAAATGATAAGGCTAGGGCTATCAGGACCAGATTAGAAGCTGAGAATCGGAAGGATAATCCTGATGAGGAGATTATCAAGGAATTAACTAGCCAATACAAGGCTGTTATGGAGGAATTGAATAAATGATAGAGGATATTAAGACATTATTAGAGGAAACTAGCGAGATACGCTTAATCCTCACCGAATTAAAGGATTATGAGACTGGTGAGGGAGCGGATTATTCCGGTATCGTAACAGAGATTAAATGGAATAAATTAATGCTCAGGAACCGGTTAAACCAATTGAAGATGGAGGCTAAGAATGGGTAGGATAAAGGATATGATAGCTGATAAGGAACAGGGAATATGCCCATTCTGTAAGAAGCCTGTTGATGAATCCCAATTCAGAGATGAGATTTCATTAAGAGAATATAAAATTTCTGGATTATGCCAGTGCTGTCAGGACGATTTCTTTGATTAAGAAGAGACATAAGGTTACAATCCCGAGCGATCCGGACATTGAATTAGATTTGAAACGTTTATGTTACAGGTTTAATATTGAAGATGATAGGGTCGCCATATTGACTGCGGTACACCTCCTAGCTAATATCAAGATTAGTGATTTCATACAATTTATAGAAGCCTATAACCGTACTGTACAGGAGATGAGTCATAGGAAATATCCTAAACGCTTATATCCGAATAGGATAGACGCTATAGGGGGTTTAAGATTGTTAGAGACACTGGCTAAGTTAGGATATACATTATATGAGGTGGAGTTCCAGTTAGGATTGAAACCGCAAGAGATTAACAATTATTTGAAGATACGAGGGCTAAAATGGGGAGACTTAAAGTATTTATAGATAATAGGGAGAAGCATAGAGTCTCTGAGGCTATAGAATTCTTTAATGGTTTCAAGGATTATGAGACTAGTGTAGCTGAGCTTAAGACTGGCGATTATGTATGTGGTAATTGCTGCGTAGAGTATAAGACTACTGGAGACTTCGTCTCTAGCGTACGTAATCGTAGGATATTCAAGCAGGCCTTACGCATGTCCGAGTCATACACTAATCATTATGTGTTCATAGAGACTGAGCATGCAGCCATCAAGGAGGCTATCAAGTCATCATACTGGAGGACTGGACGCAAGTTCACATGGAATAATTATTATGGTGCATTAGCGAGCCTATCATTAATCACTACTCCTATCATAGTCAAGAATTTCAGTGAAAGTTTAAAATTTATGGAATTCCTGTTCAGGAAGAGTAATGATGGGAAGATCCGCAGCATAGTTACACCAGATAAGAAATATGATAATTTCCTAGTTAATTGCCTGGCTAGTATAGATGACATAGGCGGTAACACTGCACTTTTAATCATTGACTCATTAGATTTAAGAACCTATAATGAATTATGCAAGGTAACCTATGATGACCTCATTTCCATTAAGGGTATTGGCAGTAAAACGGCTAACATTATCATGTCTGCAATAGGAGATGAATGATGATAAGATGACTTATAAGAATTTAGAGAAGGCTAGGGCTAAGAGAATAGAGAATCGTAAGAAGGTTTGGAAGAAAAAACATTCTAAGAAGGAACAGATTAATCTCAGGATTAATCAGAGCGAACGTAACATGATTATAGCATTAATGTATCTGGGCAAGTATAATTCCATGTCAGAGGCTATACTAAGCGCTGTGGCACATGAATTAGAGGATTTGGGCCATTACAATTTTGCTAAGGAAGAGATTGAACGGGAGATTATGAATGCTAAAGATGAGAGATTTAAAGAATTCCTTTAGTGCCATTGATAAGGCGTTAGAGGAGCGGAACGTGGAGGATTGTGATATATTCAATATCATAATCCTATCTGATGAGATTGATGTTTATTATATCGATAAGGAGACTGGTGATGTCGGCAGTGTAGTAATCATCAAGGATAATGTTACTAATACTAAATTGGAGGATTTTAAATGAGAATAGTATTGACTGAAGTAGGACTTTTCAAGTCAGTGTTCAAGAATATTGGATTGTTAAGTGATGGTGTAGACTTCGTATTCGATGAGGAGCAGGGATTAAAAATTGCTATGCTTGATAAATCACATGTGATATATTATAGCTGCCACTTCATGAAGTCATTCTTTATAGATTATGAGTATACAGAGGATAATCAGGGAATATATTCCTTAGACAGCAGCGAATTAGGCAAGGTGCTTAGGAAATGCAGCGGTGATGAGCTTATCATGGAATTCTATGATAATGAATGTGTAATCAGGAACGGGACTAAGACCTTCACCTTGACATTACTTGATGTTGAGGCTAATAATAATCCTGCACCGCCTAACCTCCCATACGTGTACAGTGTTGATGTGCCATACAAGCATATTAAAGAAAGCCTGAAGGATTGTGAGATGTACGGCAATAAGGTATCATTTAACACTAAGGGACATTCATTATCTTTAGAGGGTGAGGGAATGATGGGCAAATACTCTAATGAGTATACATCAGACAAGGAGTTAGAGACTACTAATTCCACTTATGGCATTGAGAAGATAATGACTATATTAGGCGCTGACAAGATCAGTGATAGGATCATAGTTAAGGGAGGCAATGATATGCCATTAATCCTGGAGATCACTAATGTTGCTGAGGACGTTAAACTAGAGGGCCTAGTGGCTCCAGTGATTGGTGAGGTGGAGTAATGCCATATGATGAGGATACCGTCAATGATATGGCTTGTAGCATAGCAGCCAACATGCCTATGGGGCACGAGGGCGAATACATTAATGCCATGATGAAGGTTATACTAAGCACATTGGATATGGCTGACACTAAGCCTGAGATGGTTAAGGAGATGTTTACACATTTCTATAGGGAATATTGTAAAGGGTTAGAGGATAATGATGTTTGAGGTTATAATATTATACCTCATATCATTATCTCTCATACTATTATTCATGAGGAATAAATGATGTTACATACTATGAATAAGCGTAATGGAGACATTACCATTGGAGAATTGAAGGAGTGCCTGGAGATGTTGGACGTTCCGGATAGTTATACTATAATCCACCAGGATCTGTTAGGATTATATAGTCATATTAACCAGGCTAAACGTGATGATGAGGGTAAGAGGCTCATACTCAAGGAGGATTATAAATGGTAGAGCAAAGATTCAAGCTCGGGACCGCTAATGCTATTAATGAATATGGGAATTTTCCTATACTAGATAATGATAAAGGGCTGAGTCTCATTGAAGCAATAAATATTTTGAATGAATATGACGCAGTATTCAAGAGTATTGATAGATTAACAGATGAGGGGGGAGAAGCTATCGAGTATGATACTCCTAACGCTGCCTATTATGTGTTCTATCATAGAGTTAGTGGATTCCAGAGATATATCTCCCCTAATGTAATATTAGGCACTATCAAGGGATCACATAAGAAGATTGATGAGCAACAAGCCACCATTGACAAATTGGAACAAAGAGATTATTATAATCAAAGTGAAAGGTATAAAATTCTTGGTAGGGCAATAGAACTTACTGCAAATTATATTGCTAACTCTGATGAAGAGCATTATGATTTTTGTGCATTGGTAACCGAATTTGAAAAGGAGTTGTTAGGTGATGAGTGAGCAATTTAAAATTTATATTCATTCTCCGAATCATCATATTTCAGAGCAAACAATCAGAGAATTTATCAATAGTGTAAATATGATTGCAAATAAGCTGTTTGATGGGAATGTTTATGATTTTGATAAGGCGATTGATGATGAGTGAAACTTATTCACATAAGTGGAATTTGTATTGTGAACAGTATACTTGTGCGAATTGTCCTATGCGAAGAGGATATTTTTGTATGTATGAATATAGGAATGAAGAGTGGTTTAAATGAGCTATAAACGATTTAAGAAAGGGATTAATCTTTCTTGTGTTGATACTAAAACTGGAACATCATATTGGTATGCTTGTAATTTGTGTGGTTTGTTGAATGAATTAGCAGATGAGAATGAGCAGTTGAAATCTGAAAGGAGAAATGATACGAAAGAGTTTTCTGCATTATTTAAACCGAATTTAAGATTAAAAAGAGAAAATGACAATTTGAAATGCAAACTTGAAGATACTGAAAAAGCATTTGATAAGGTTCACAAAAGCTACATTGAATTATGTAAACAACAAGGGAAATTAGAAATAGAGAATGAGCAGTTAAAACAAGAACTGCGAGGTAGGAATGAACTGTTGAGATTATATCGTTCTGAAAGAAAGAAATTAGAAAAGGAGATTGAAGAGTCAAAGATTACTATCCAATTATATGAGGCTGATGTTAGCATGAGGGATAATTTCCTTAAGAGTAAAGGATTATATGATGAGTTCCTACAATGTAATATGGACGGTGGGTGAATGAGCATATGTGAGAATTGTATCCATATAGACTGTACCGATGATGGTTTATGCCGCTGCATGAAGGGGCATATAGTCATCATGATCCAGAATAATTGTGAGGATTATGAGCATTGGAATAACATTAATGGTGATGACCCATGAAAGAACAGACAGATTGGACTGGGAATCATAGGTCAATTTATTCCACGCTCGGAGCGAGTAGTCATAGCAATTATGAGAGAATGGAAAACGATTTTTATTCAACCGACCCGAAAGCGATAAATTATTTGTTAAAATATGAGAAGTTTGACAATAAAATTTGGGAATGTGCCTGCGGCAATGGTAACCTCTCTAAAAGATTAGAGAGATTTGGTTATGATGTTACCAGTACAGACCTTGTTTATCGTGGATTTGGGGGGGGGCAAATAGATTTCCTAAAATGTCATAAGAAGTTTGATGGTGATATTATCACTAATCCTCCTTATAAGTATGCTACCGAATTTGTGTTGAAAGCTTTAAAATTATCAAAACGGAAGGTTGCGATGTTCTTAAAGATACAATTCCTTGAAAGTAAGGACCGTTGGCTTAAATTGTTTAGGTTATATCCTCCATCTGTGATTTATGTGTTTGTTAAAAGGATTAGTTGTTATCGTAATGATGATAGGAGTATTAAGGGTTCGGCAGTATGTTACGCCTGGTTTGTTTGGGATAAGGAATATCAAGGTGAAACAAAAGTAAGGTGGATTGATAACCTTGACTAATCTTTGTAGGTTGCATTTTTTTATATTATGTTATGTTCACGATGAAAATGCAGAGGAACTAGGTAAGGAACTTGCATTATGGCTGCAAGAATCATGGTTTAACGGTGAAGATGTGTTAGAAGTTGAATTTGAGGATTATGATATTATTAATTAAGGAGAATGATTAGAATGAGCTGTTTTGAATGTAAATACTGCCATGAATGGCGTATCTGTGATTTATTCGATGATACCTTGCCATATGAAAAGACTTGTTTCATGGAACAGAATAAGTATGAGGAGGATAAGCCTTGATAGAATTAACATACCTAAACCAGCCACCTAAGAGATGGACCTTCGAGCAGCCTAAACTAAAGCAGTATGTAGAATCCCATAGTTATGGGAAAGTATTAAACCTGTTCGCTGGTAAGACACGCTTAAACCTTGATGAGACTAGGGTTGATTTAAGTAATGAGCATAATCCAGACTATAATATGGAAGCATACGAGTTTTGCAAGTATGCGGCTGCTAATGACATGAAATATAATACTATCATACTAGACCCGCCATATAGTTATCGTAAGAGTATGGAAAAATATGATGGGAAAGTATGTAGTGGCTTCAATAGGGTTAAGGATATGCTCCCAGAAATCTTAGAGGGAGAGAGAGCTATTGTCATAACGTTAGGATATAGCAGCTCTTGCATGGGTAAGATTAGGGGGTTCCGAAAGACTGGTGTATGTTTGATTTGTCATGGTGGAGCACATCATGATACGATATGTCTAGTGGAGGAGAGGATATGATTAATCTTATTCATGGTGATGTAATCCATGAATTAAGAAAATTACCTCCAGAATCAGTGAATTGTATAATCACATCACCTCCTTACTGGAAAGGCTTCGAGTATGAATCCTATTTCAATTCCTATAAACAATATTTAGAATGGAGCCGAGAATGGTTAAGAGAATGTAAGAGAGTATTACATAGGGACGGATATTTCTTTTTAAATATAGCAAATGATAGTGAGACCACCGTCAGAGCTTATGAATTATTAAATATCTGCACTAATGATTTAATGTTCAAATTACATGACACTATCATATGGTACGTGTATAATAGGCAACCATCAAATAGTGATAGGCAATTAACTAATCAGCATGAGTACATATTCATGCTCAGACATTCCAGCAATAATGTATCATTGAATAAAAGAAAATTATATGATTATAATCCTAACATGTTTAAGACTAGGAATGTTGGTAATGTCTGGGAGATCCCATTCAATAAGAATAATAACAATAATGTAAGCTTTAAGAAGAAAACAAAATCTAAATGGGGGCATGGAGGATTCCCATTAGATGTCCCATTATCATGTATCCTCTTAAGTACAAATGAGGGAGATACAGTATTGGATTGTTTTATGGGCAGTGGCACATCAGGGCTTGCCTCTAAAATGTTAAACCGTAATTTTATAGGAATAGACATAATGGAGGAATCATATAACATAGCAGTTGAACGATGTAAGGATAAACAATTAAGGTTGGATAACATATGAAACTATTATTATTAACATTATGTGGCCTAATGCTGATAGGCCTAATAATATGTATACAATGGGATAGGATAACATGAAGGAGAAGGAATGGCATTGTCTAAGACATGAGAGAACATTAACTGATGAGGAACGTGAGAAATGCGGTAACTGCGGAAGCCTATACTTATATGTTAATTATTTGAAAGAGGATTAAACATGATAACGTCAGAATGCTATAATTGTAGGCAGGTACAGATGGATTTCAAATATAATAGGGTTAAATGCTTATATGATGAGCATTATACGAGGGGAGGTGATGGTGCCTTCACCAGATTATATGCGAATTGTCCTAAGAAGAAATTAAAGAAGGAACTAGGCATAGGATACGATTATTAGGAGCGTGATAAGATTTGCACCGTAACAAAATATGGCCTATGTATGGGCCGGAACTATGATTATGAGAAGAGTTATGATGAACAGTTAGTCAAGATACCGGAGACAGAGGATAATTGGGGCATAATAGGTATATGCGCTGGTATGGTGGAGGATTATCCATTATTATATGATGGCATGAATAGTCAGGGATTGTGCGTTGCAGGATTAGCCTTCTCAGGTAATGCTGTCTATAATAAACCATTACCTGATAAGAATAATGTCCCAGCATATGATTTCACTAAATATTTCTTAAGCAATTTCCGTTCAGTTACCGCTATCAAGACATTCCTGCGTAAGGGGAATATCACTAATGAACAGTATAGCCCGGAACTGCCAAACTCTGACCTTCACTGGTTTATATGTGATAAGCGTGATGAGATAATCGTTGAACAGACTAAAGATGGCTTGAAAGTCTATGACGCTGAGACTAAGACCATGACTAATAACCCGCCATATCCGTTGATGATGAATGCCTATGAGGTTAGTAAGCCATTCATTGACAGGGAGGGCATAAAGCTTGACCCGAGATACGAGACTAGGGGATTAGAGACTGAAAACTTAGATGGCAGTTATACTAGTGATGGGAGATTCATACGCGTATCATACCTTAAAAGCAAGATGGCGGCAGGGACTATGGGTTACGTGTTCAAGACCGTACCGCAAACATTCCATTTATTAAATGCTGCTGAACAGGTGTATGGTGTAACTAGGGTAGGCGATAAATGGGAGTATACTATCTATTCTATAGTATATGATATGAGGAACTTAGGCGTCCATATCAGGAAATATACTGATCCATGTCCGAAATCATACGATTTTGATGAGGTGGTGGGACGCATTGATATATGATGTCATATTCTTAATCATATTATTGATTATGATATTCATAGGATTATGTGTAGTGTATGATTATTTAAGGAGTTGATTATCGACAACATTAAGAGATTATTATTAAGTATATTAATAGTATTAATATTATTAAGTGTATGTGCAGCGGCGGATTATGCTGATAATGATACAATAACCAGTAATGAATCATTAAACATCAGCAAGGATTATGTCATATTAAATAATACTACATACTATACTAGTGAAAAGGACGCCGGCATAGCCAAATTACATAATATTGTAACTGAGAAGCCTAAGGTGCCTATCATAGCGATAACTAGTAAACCATCATGCGGTTGCAAGTATAGTTACACATGGCATACAAAGAAATTCGTTAATTATTGCCCGTATTGTCATAAGTATAATGTATTATATAATGCCCATAAGTGGCCCGCCCGCCAGGAACAGGAATTGACCTGCAAAAAGTGCGGGAGCGACTGGTGCGGCTGCTGCGGGAAGGAAAAATATTCCTGGAGCCGACGATATTTGAGGAAGGTATGATTTTATGATTATAAAAAGAGATTTAGGGTTAATTCCAGGATATGATAAACTAATCCATAGGATATTAACTGAATTCTGTGAGTATGTGGTGGCTGATGAGCGTAGGATTAAACAGTTAAAGTATGATTTTAAACCATTAATCCTTGATTATATGATAGAGGAGGAGATAATGGAATAATATATCCTCTCCTTATTATTTTTTTAGAAAATAATAGAAAAGTTTATATAGTAGTTAATACAAAACAATAATCAAGAAGCAATTCATTGCTTCAGAAAATTATAAGGAGCGGATAAACTATGTCATGTTATTTATGTAGCAAGGAAACCATCAGCGTAGTGGCTGATGTTGTAAGCGCAAACTTTAATGTTGAAGTTGAAGAAGCATTTAAGGAATTATTATCATACAACCTTGAAAATCTAAATAAGAGGTATGATGACGCAGACTGGGGACAAGATTCTCATAGATACGTTAAAGTGGAATGTTCAGAGGCACAAACCATCTATTCCATCAGAAACTATCTATACCAGACTGATGATTACGTGGATAATTACCTCATACAATGGCTAAGAGAATATTCTGAAGAGAATAAGGCCTTGATAGATAATGCCACTGAAGAGCTTTACTGGGACGTTGAGGATAAGCCAATCATAAGAGAGGAGGCTACACCAATCAAGACCCGTAAACAATTATACTTCGAGAGGGGATTAGACATTGCAGAGATTGCTAAGTTAATACGTAAGGATCTGAAAGCAGAGTTTGGTAAGGATAATAAATTCAGCGTACGCATTAGCAGGTTCGCTGGAGGACAATCCTTAGATGTGTATCCTAAGAAGGTTAATGCTGACTTATGCTATACTTATGAGGAATTATACGAGGAGAACCATCTAGACCATCTGAAGGATTATAATCCTGCATTATATGAAGATTTAAACAAATTATACCAGAGGGCAACCTTCCTTAAGAAGGAGACTGTAGAGAAGATTAAATCCATAGTGGATAATTATAACTATGACGAATCCGATAGCTACACTGATTATTATGATGTCGGATTCTATAGTCATATAGAAGATGAGGTTAGGAATGCTTAAAAAGCATTCTATTTAACCATTTGAAATTATACGATTATAAGGAGGATAAGTGAATGATAATATATAGGGAACAGATCAGGCAATTAAAGAAATTCATAAGCGGATTCGATACTAAGAATGAGATATTATACTTATACGTTGATGAGAAGGACCAGGTATACCTAGTATTATTCCATGATAACCATGTGTATAATAATTATCTTAAACTAGGCGAGACTAAGGAATTCGAGGGCACATGGGAACTGCCGAACAATAACCGTCTGCTCAAACAATGGGCCAGCAAATTAAGAATCAGCGACCATGTCGAACTAGTCATTGAACGTGGAGGATTCACATTCAAACAGACAGACACTAAAGGGGAATATAGGCAATACCATACTACAGCCTATGACACTAACATATTATTAGGCCTAGACTATTTCTATAACCAATGCGAGACAGAATATGTCATCGAGAAGAGGAAACTAGACATACTAAGACATTATAAGAAGGATTATACCTGCCTCAGCTTCGAGGAGGGGCAGTTAGTGTATAAATTCTATAATGATGACTGGAAGATCTTCTGCAAACATATAATCTGTGATGATAACGTGAATAACGGTCATTGCCTCATAACTAACCAGTATTTCCTTAAATTATTAGATAAATTCCATACTACAGGGAATATCAGGTTATGGTTTGATAGGGACGGGCCAATACTAATCAGGCATGATGATTATATCGGAGTCATAGCGCCACGTATCCAGAGCCCATATGATTTAGAAGAGCTAGTTTAAATAAGTTTATTAAGTGAGGAATAGAAATATATTAATGGAAGTGATAAGATGGCTAAATTATTAGGCTATGAATTAGAACATATTAAAGAGGATTATTATGACGCTACAATAGTGTTCAAGGAACAGGAATTAATCAATGTCATAGCAGCCTGTGATGAGGAGGGCTATGATATTATAAGCATTAATGAGGGTAAGGCGATAGTTAAGAAATTCTAAAAAGAATTCTTATTTTTCATTTTAAAATTTTCCAATTCTGGAGGGGATAGGATAAGGATCAGGATAAACAGTATGAAATATGACATCATGAAGGCGAAACCATCAGGGAATAGTTGCAGGGTACGGGCTAAGGAGCCCGGCACCTATTACCTGGTACCAATACCATATGATGAGAGGGTGCTGATTATAGATAATGAATTATACCTAAAAGGCAATAGCATATGGCATAGGGAGACTGTCAAGCATAATTATATTAACCTCCCATTAGAGTATATGAATGCTGATGTATTAATGGTTAAAGATGATGATGTCAATGTATATGTCAAGGCAGATTATCATAACAATATCATCAGGAAGGCATTAATGTATGAGACCGATTGCCGCGTAAACCTGCCGAAGAAGTATAGGGAGAATGTGCTCAGTTACCGATTATTCAATGAGGACACATTATATCCAGAGGAATGGCACCTAGTCAAATGGGTACATTGCAAACCAACGACTGATAATCGCCTCTCAGCAACAATATACGTACCGCCCGAATGTGCAGGCCATAATATCATATTATGGGAGGACGCATTATATGATTACTAAAAAGCATTCTATATTTTCATTTTGAAATTTTACGATTTTCACGCCTCTTTTAAAAGAATTCTTTTTAATAGCTGGAAAATTCTCCAATTTTAAAAAGAATTCTTATTATTTTTTTTAAAATTTTCCAATTCTGGAAAGCATTCTATTTTTACGTTACAAAATTTTCCAATTTTCTAAAAAGCATTCTATTTAATGCTTTGAAATTTTACGATTTTATAAAAGAATTCTTATTATTGATTCAAAATTTTCCAATTTTAAAAAGCATGCTTATATTCATTTTGAAATTTTACGATTTTAAAAAGCATGCTTATTATGCGTTCAAAATTTTCCAATTTTAGAAAGCATGCTTATTATTGTTTTAAAATTTTCCAATTTTCCATTAAAAATACTAATTTTTACATATACATTACTATCTACGCTTACCAAAGACTCGGCCATACTCTTTTTCCACTAATTCTAATTCCTTATCAAAATTCTTCTGCCGACTACCACGCAGATTAGATGTACCTAATGGGAATTTACGACGTATCTCACGCTTCTCCTTATTATATGCCCGGTCCCGTTCACGCCTAGCCTCTACCTGGCACTTCTCACTACAATACTTCATATTAACATGCTTCTTCTCATATAACTTGCCACACCAGCGGCACGCGTCTATCGGGGTCATCTTGTACCCGTTAATCTTTACTCTCATGTTTAAAAGTTTTCATTTTTAGGCATATAAAAGTTTTCAATATTAGGAAAGTTTTCATTATTAGAAAAGTTTTCATAATTAAAAGTTTTCAGTTTTAGAAAAGTTTTCATATTTAGAAAAGTTTTCAGTTTTAGGCTCGAAAAAAAGTTTTCAGGTTTAAAAGTTTTCATTATTAGGCGCCGGCGGAAAAGTTTTCATATTTAAGCGCTTATACTACCTTAGGCGGCCGGCGGCGCCGCCTCTTAAATATTAAGCTTATAAATTATATGATCCTAAGGACCATATAAAACAATAATAATATATAATATATATTTTTATATCCTGTACAGGCCTTTATATTAAAAAAATTAAAATTATTACAGGTATAAAAAATTAAATAAATTATATGATCCTGTAAACATTAATTATTTTTTATTAGAATAATAATATTATTATATCCTGTAAACATTAATTATTTTTTATTCAAATAATAATTATAAAAAAATATTATTATATTATATGATCCTAAGGACCATAAAAAAATAATAATATAATATATATGATATTTTTTATTAACGCGGCGCCGCTTATAACATTAAAAAATAGTAAACTATATATATAACTTATTACATAAAAATAAATAACAATAAAAAAACATAAAATTTTTTTATTGTTAAAAAAATTATAAAGAGGCGTAAACATGATAAAAACATGTACTTATAAAATATATTGTAATAAATTTAATGATATATCAAATATCATTAATAAAGACTTATTATTTAAAGTAAATAAACCGGATCATAACAACTTAAATACTTATTTTATACATGAACGCGGCGCGGCCTGTATAACATTAGTTAATTATAATACAATAGAGTTACGCGGTCTTATAGCTTATAACGGCGGCGGGACCGCTTTATTAAATCATATAATTAAAAGATATAATAAAAGGTATAATATTATACTAGACTCTTTTATTAGTAATGATAAATTTTATAAAAAGTTTAATTTTATGATTTATAAACATGATCCTTATAATAGTAAATATGATCCGGCCGGACTTAATAAAAATAAAGAAGGCGTAAACTATTATATATTAGAGGCGGCGGTTTAAATGTCTATATATTACAGGTTATTAAATATATTTGATTTAATAATAGATTTAAGTTTATATAATATTTAAAGAGGCGGTTTATAATGTTATTTAAAATATTTACTATAATATTTTTTATTATTTATTGTTATACATTAATTAAGATCTTATTAATATTAAATGAATATTCATATATTTAATAAGTATTTTTTTATTGTTTAATAGTAAACTATATATATTAGTTATTACATAACAATAAATAACAATAAAATTATTTATTTTTTTAATGTTTTATTAAACTATATGATCTTAAACATATAGTTTAATAAGATATTAAAATATTAATATCTTAGAATAAATTATAAAGAGGTTTAAAACATGATAAATAATTTAGATTACATTAAAATAATAGGATATAAGGCGCCATATAACGTTAAAATAAATAATACTGTAATAAGTATTAATAAATTTATTCAAATAGTACAGGCGGCGTTAAATAATATTAGTACAGATTATAACTCTAGATATTATGTATTAAAATATGATATACAAATGAATATTAATCATATAGATATTAATAACATATATTATGAACGTTACAATAAAAGAGAGTTATATAATATAATAAATAATATTTGTTATGATTTAAGATCATTCGGTTTAAGTTTTAAATAAAGAGGCGGTTTATAATGTTTAATAAAGATTATAATAAACTTAAACAAATAGCTATTAAGAATAATAATAAAGAATTATTAAACTTAATAAAAGAGTTAAATAATATAGATATTCAAATAAATAATATTTTAAATAGTAACGCCGGATCATTAGAGGACGTCATAAAATTATATGATATACAGGACGCGT